GCAAGATTCTCAATAATCCCGCCCACAACAAAGCCACCAGCCGTGCTAAGCATGTTGCTTAGAAAGCCGGTGGCATTGCCCATCGCGCCCGCTGCGCTGTTGAACCGGCCTTCTGCACTGGATAGCTTGCTGTTAAATTCGCTATCGTCTAGTCGGAGTTTTGCGAATAGTTCACCGACCTGCAAGGCCACAACGCAACACCTAATCTTTACTTAAACATATTGAACACATGTCGTTCGGCAGCAGCAGGATCAGTAATCATGCGCTCACCAGGCCTATTCGTTGGTGTTCGTGATCGGAGCAACGCCACAACCATTGAATCGACAGAGAGACCGGATAGTAACACGAGGAATTGTCGCCACGTCAAACTGTCAAGTACTGACACTAAAGACAATCGATACTCTCGAAGGAAGTCACATTCAATCAGCGACCAATCCGCAAGAATATCTATCGTTGCCGCCCGCGTTGCGCCACTGCGCGCCGACTCTTGCGATCCTCCACTTGATCCAAAGGGCGCTGCGCCTGATAGTGCTCCAATGCCCAACTAATCAGATCGCCCATCTGATCAATGGTCATACCTTTCGAGCACCAATAGTCAAGCTTGTCGCGCCCAAATACACTCTCCGCCATAGCAACGACTTCAGAGTCTGGCACATCCTCTTTACCTTCAGCGCGCAATCGCATAATGCGCAACACGATACCAGCAGGAATGCCAGCAGGCAGGATATGATCTTCCCCAAAGAGCCGAAATGGATAGCCCTCGGTATTCTTCTCAGACCAAAATTGATCAAAATCTTGAAGATTTTTGTGCTTTGGTTCGTCGGCTTGCGTGCCGAAATAGATTGTCTCAGACATGATGTATTCCCTGTTGTGTAACCCTGTGGAAATCGACTCGCCCGTGCCAGGGCTACACATGTCCATTGCACGGCCAATGCAATGTAAGGGCGAGTCGGAAGAAGATTAAGTTGTGACAGTCAGCAGACTTGTATCACTAATGCTGCTCAGTGTTGCAGTGATCGTGCTGGTACCAACAGCTACAAGCGTAGCCAAGCCGCCAGGGGCAATAGTAGCCGTTGCTGCCGTGCTCGATGTCCAGGTAACAAGCGCCGTAATATCGCGGCTCTGTCCACTGCTGTACACGCCAATGGCCGTGAACTGCTGATTACCATCCGAGAGATCGGCGGTAGGCGCATCCGGAAGCACCGTAATCGTTACAAGTGTGGCCGTGCTGTCAAGCGGCTGGCCGGTTACGGTGAGTTCAGCACTCCACGCAGCAGGATCGTCATTGCCGCCTCCACCACTCGTAACATTCGCTGTAGCAAAAAATACCTTGGTGCGACCACCGGGCGAGGTCATACGAAACTTGCCAACACTGGCAGGCCCAATCAGCGTGCCAAGATACTCAACATGCTCTTGGCCTTCGTCCTGATCGCCATTTGCAACATCTTCAAGATACAGACCCTCAAGCGACACGCTCAGGCCACGAGATGCGACCATGTTTTCATTCCAGCCCGCGCTATCAAAATCAGTGGTGTCAGCCGTGTTCGCCTCAGGCGACGGGCTAAAGCTGTTAATGCCCTTAATGGGAACCCAGGTTCCAACCTTGTCAACCTCAAATGTCCAACCGCGTGCAAGTACCTTCGTAACGGCCACGTCGAATCACGCTCCTCTATGTATTACTCTCTATGTGTTGTCAACGCTCGGTATTCAATTTGAAAATTAATAGTTACTTCCGGTCGATATAATGCATCTGTGCCAATAGAAACGGGCGCATTCAATGCTACAACCCCAATAACCCATGTACCCGATAGATCAGTATGATGTAGGCCATGAAGAGCAGCGTACACGCCATCAGCACGCGCCATGAGATCAGCAAGTTTCCCCCGTGCCTCTCGTAATCGGATTTGAAACGTTCGTGTATCATATCCAAGTGTTCCACTTGATTGCGGCCCGCCTGTGGGCGTAATAACCACAATCCTATCAGGCTGTGCAGGCACATCGGCAATAAATGTATCGCCGCCCGCACTTGTTGGGCGATACACGACTAAGCCGCGATGATGCAGGTATTGTGCAATCGCAAGTGTAATCACGACATCAACCGCTTATACTCAGTTGCAATCCATTGCACTACCGTAGAGCCACGTTCTTGCAGTGTCAACTCAAGCCATTTTGCGCGCCGCCCGTTTGGATGCCGCAAGGACGTATCCTCGTGTTGACGTACAGTGTACGGTGTATCGTAATAAATAGCAGCTTCGCTACCATCAGATGCAATACTCACTGAGCCACTATCCTGCATCACGCCTTCATCATGCGGGATAGTACGATTGGCTTCTTCCAGGATATTTTCGCCCGCGTCGTACATGACTTGCTTACGAACCGCCATGACCTGTTGTGATATTCTGCGCCCAAACCATTTATGTTGTACGCTCATGGGCTTAACCACAATTCACAATAGCGCAACGATGCATTGAGTTCGCTGTAATAATTAATGGCCTCAATGGTAAAAATCTGGCCTTTGTGCGTCAAGCGCGCTTGTGTGGCAAGCACCAATCCAGGTGTTTCATTAACAAGCACCTTTGCCGTCACCACGACATCGCGGCCTTCTGCATTTTTTATCAATCGCTGTGTCAACTCTACCCGCCCCGGAATATCAACCGGCTCACCGTAAATATCGCCAAAGGCCGTATTCCCGATCAGCGGCTCGATACGCACAATATGAGGTAGTAGATAACGCGGAAGCTTCATGCGCGAACTCCACGATTCAGAAGATTCGCCAATAACAAATAGCGCTTGGCTCTTGGTGCTAATTGTCCGGGCTGATTACTCATGGAGACACTACCAATACTCAAACTGCCGGATGGCGCAAGAACGGCATGGCTCTCATCCGTGTGAATCCAAAATTCGACCTGCGCACACACGGCATTGACAACATGTGTTGATGTTGCCATGTCCTTGGCCCTGTCAAGTGACACGTAATCAATCAACTCGCTGGCACGCTCTAACAGGCGACTAGCACCATCAGGCAATGCCACCGCATCACCAACATACGTTTGTAATTGTGCCAGTGTTGCGTAAGCCATCAGGATTCTTTACGGGCGCGTGTGGCGCGTTGTACGGGCTTCTCAGCCTGCTCAGGCTGCTCGACAGAGGTTGTATCCTGATCAATTACCACAGTCTGCTCAGACACTTCTGTAGGCACTGTATCTACAGCATCAACAATCGGCGATTCAATCGGCTCAAGATCTTTGTTCTTAAGTGCTACATCGCCATCGTCAATCTCGAAAATCAGGCCGGTCGTTTTGTTTTTGTACCATCCCATATGTTTTTTTGAGAGGAATGAACGGGCAATTGAAGGAACTGCCCGTTCATCATAAGGGGAATTATTACGCGGGGCGATTCATTGTGGCAACAGCAATTTGTGCCGGGCGAATGAGTTTCGCGCCGTACACAAACAAACCCTTTAGCGCATCGGCAAACAAATCATCCGGGCGATACGCTTCCATCTTCATGATCTGCTCGGCATAACTAATGGCCGAAGCGTGCCCTGCAATGATCTTGTACTTGTTGTCAGGATTCCCGCCCGTACCAGCAGTCTTAGGGACATTGTTGCTGACAAGCACGCGGAAACCAGCAATCTCACCGATCATGCTATTGTACTTCACGCCATTATCAGAGGCCGCGCCCGTGGCAATGAACCGATTGTCCTTGCGAAGAACGCCATGGATAAACGGCGGCACAACAACCCACCGCCCGACACCAGGCGTATTGCTTTCATCCAACTTGACCGACAAGTCAACAAGTGTGTTGTACACAGTCTTGTAGCCTTCCTCGTCGTCATCAATCTCTAGAGGGTCTGTATCGTCGCCAAGGGTATTGCCCGCTGCAACACCCGTATGCAGACTTGCAATATACGCATCGGCCTTGTTGCGCAAACCAAACGCCGCACTATTCATAGCCTCATCCATCAGATCAGGGCGACCTTGCAACCGATCAATATCATCAATGGAGAAGTTGAAATAATGCGCCTGATCGACAACCAATGTACGCTCGGCATCTGTAAGCGCCGAAGGAGCATTAATGGTCGTATTCTTGGTGTAATCACCAATGGTCACTTCGGAAATGCTGATAATGTGTACGGTGTCGCCCACATTCCTAACATCCCCCTCGAAATCGCGATTAACTACACCTGTCTGCGCATACACGAGCTGATTCCGCATCGCGTTTAGGAGTCGTGCGCCCCAGATGTCCGGCTGGAACTTTGTCAATGCCAAAAACGGATCACCATCCTCACATCATATTCAAATTAGCTTTTACTCAGTAGTGCCGCGATCTCTTTCCAATGTGCATTGATTTGATCGGGCGTCCATGTTTTAATTGCATCAAGAGTAAGCACTTGCTCGCTGCCAGCCCTTTGGAGTTCCGCCCCGCTTTTTGTTACAGTCGGCACGTCTACTGTTTTTGTGTCAACTTTCGGCACTTCCACCACAGTAGGAGTAACTTTGAGACGTGGCTGATTCTTTACCGCTTCACGAATACGCTCTCGAACTTCGGCAGCAAACGTATCATCATCCGTATTTAGGTCGTCTAATTGGCCTTTTACCGTGAGATACGCCCATGTCAGCTCTGGATCGGCTTGCTCTTCGTGAATTGATGCCTGATACGCATTCCTGATGCGCTCGGTGCGATACCTACCACGTAAATCTGCTACTTCTTGCTGAAGCTTTGCCGGATCGGGTGGCTGCGCTTCGGCCTGCAAACCTAGTGCAACCGCTACCGCTTTGGTAAGCTGTGTCAATTGCTCGGCTTGCTTGTTGCCCTCGGTGCGATGCTTTGCCGCTTCACGCCGCGTAGATTCCAGATCTTTTTGCAAGCGTGTGCGCTCGGCTTCAAGCTCGGTAAGACGGGATTCAAGTGCATTGGTGGCTGGCGAGTCCGTTGATGTTTCTGGCGTTGATACAACTTCCTGAGTTGTGCTTGCGCGCTCGGCACCAGAGTCCTGCTCTGGCTGAGTCTGTTCTGTTTCGTTGGACATGGTACTCTTGGAAATTCCTGTATAAAAACACGATAATCACATATATCTTACCATTTCGGTAAGACGTGTCAAATATAGTACACGAAATATGGCGTTAGAACGCAATAAAAACAGGAAAAGAGGTATCAGTAATGGGTGTATTACGAAGTTACGTCATCGGCAGAGGCATAGGGAATGCCACGAGCGATACCCTCACGATCGCGGCGGCGCGTTCGATCTTTTTCCTTAATGTATGCCTCAAGTGCATCTGTCCATGCGTCAATCTTCTCTTGTGCTTCACGAGCGCGTTGTGTGTCACTCACTGCTTGCGCCGCTACTTTACGGCGCTTGTACTGACGTATCGTGCGTTCCATGTCGCGCTGTTTTTGCCGTTCTTCATAGCCTTTAGGGTTCTCGGTGCCTTCCATCTCACGTGTAAGGCCTGGAATGTAGGCATTCACACGATGGGTACATCCTGGATGAAACAATCCGGCAGCCGTCGCTTCTTGTATGCTCGGATAATACGAATTACTGATATAGTTGTATTGCCGCCCTGAAAGCGATAGAATTTTACCTTCCCATGGGCGACACAACGAACATTCTTCAGGCGAATTCGACACAATAACTAAGTTATGCCCATTTTGCTGGTATTGATCAACAGAGCCTTGAATATATGCCCGTGTCACCGCTGTACGCACGGCCATATCTGCATATTCTTGCATGCCCCACGAGCGCCCGCGCCTATCAACAAAGCGCGTAATTCCACGATCAGTAAATTCATACAGCGCACGACGCATCGCTTCTTGTGTTGTAATCGTTCCTGTCGTTGTCAGTTGTGCGGCTTTCGCAATAATTGAACGGTAGACATCCTCGGTGCCACGATAGACACTCAGATGTGAGTCAAGAAACGTTTGTTTATTGGCATCTGCATAAGCCCTAGCAGCTACCAATGTTGTACGGCGGTCTGCCTGCAATCGAGCTGCACTCGCATACACACGGCGCAAGTCTAGGCGAGCTTCTGTGTCACCCTGTATATACGCTTGAATTGCTGCATCATCGAGCGCACTGGCACCGTTGCGTTGAAGCCAAGCAATGATAGCCGCAAGTTCAGCGCGCAATGCCACAATCTCTTGCATTTTCGCCTCTGCCCATCCTGGTTCAGTCGCCCCACGAGCAAGACGCCGCGCTATCTTGCGCAGCAACTCATATTCGACTTGCTCATAGATACGTGCTACCGACCGGGCAAGTTCAATACTGATGTCATTACGTGCTTGGCTCATGAGATAATCTTACCATATCGGTATGCAATGTCAAAAAAAGATTGACAACGATGTACCGGCGTGGTAAGATGCGTTGAGCAATCAGTAACATAAAGGATCATAAACATGGAGCTTCTAGAGATTGTAAGTGGAGACGAGCTTACCAAAGAAGAATGGGGATATTGGTATGACGATCGCGAACAAAAGCTTATGTTTTGTGAGTACACAAGGTACGAGCGATCAAGTAAAAGGCATCATTTCAGAGCCGTGGCGGTGTACAGTACAATGTACACGCGAAATAATAACATAGAAAAGCCGTATATACCTAACGTGGTAAAACTACAAATACTTGAGCGTTATCGAAGCAAAATAACAATTGAGTGACTGAAATCTTGCCCAAAACTTGCCGCTATGGTACTATATTTTCATAGTACCATAGCGGATTTTTAGTGTCAGGAAAACAGATGCATGTATTCATTGATAATCCACAACAGTTTCGACAGTGTGCTGTAACGTACACTGCTGGTATCCAACAGACATACTATCTTGCGTCTAAGCCACATCTAGCGCTTGTTGTATGCCTCAATGGATTGCGCCTGAACCAGCTACGCGGCAAGGTTGCTATTGCAAGTACACACCTTGATCGCGGTGAAGATGGCTTGATTGCGGCACCAGGAAAGATACAACAACGCATTATTATTCGCTCGCTAGCACATGTGCAGGCTGATGCGCGATTGTCAGAAATACTCAAGCAGTCGCCGATCTGGTAGCTTCAAAATACGTGCTTGACAATATCTTACCGATATGGTAAGGTCTGTACAGGACATTCAAGCACGTAAGGAGCACAACCATGGCACTGCTGACATCCGATGACCTGCTAGACATTATCGAGTATTGCGAGGCACAAGCGCGTCAAGCAGCACAGACACTCGATCTTGATGCTGTTGTATACTGGTATGATCGTGCGTTTCGATACCAGCGCGAACTAGAGGATGTGGAAGCACTAGAAGTGTATCGCGTATAGGAGAAGTATCTTATGCCTAAATATGTGGACTGGTTCAAAAATCGCCAAGACGTTGCCAAGGAATTTGAAGTAGAGCTTCCTGACAGTATCGATATATTGGTTGCTGCGTATGGCGATCCACACGAATACGGTTACTACGGTCAAGCAGTTGTGTATTATGTGGAGAACAGACAATTGTTTGAAGTACATGCCTCACATTGCAGTTGTTATGGACTAGAAAGCCAATGGGAGCCTAAGCCAATGACCTGGCAAGATCTACAAGCCGATTTGAAGCACAACTGTGGTGATTGGCCTGCATTGGCACTTGCACTACAGGAGGAATTGAAAGAGCGAGAGGCGCGACATCGTGAGCGTAATGCAAGTACTTGACAAGTTCTTACCGATATGGTATTGTACGTCTATTGAACTTACTACTCACAAGGAGACGCCAAGGTATGATTTACGACATCGACGGACTTCATCTTATCAACTGTACGCCGCATGAAATTCGGTTCCAAAACGCCAATGGCGACGTGGTTACGGTAGAGCCAAGCGGTTATACACTTAAAGCAACACCGCAAGAAGTGGATGTAACAAATGAAGAAGCCCGTAATGCTGGAATCACTTTTGTGAGCACGCAATTTACGGGCAGCGAGCAGGGCTATAGTGAAATTGCTGGCATTCGAGAGTTGTTCGGAAATGTGCTAATTATTGGCTCGATTATTAGCGCCCAGGCCTTTCCAAGTGAGGTAGTTTCGCTGGTGCCCGTGAAGGGTTTCGAGCGGTCTGCACCGGCTGATAAGCTCTATTACGCAAACAAGTTCAATATCTTCTCGTAACTGTTGCTATTTTACGGCAAGCCGGATGGTATACTACTACCATCCGGCTTTGTATTAGAGGTGACAGATGAACGCACGAGCGAAACTCCAAGAATTACTCATCAACACTAGGACGCCTCGCGCTTGTCGCGTCTTGGCTGATGAGTTGGCTACAATCAGCCAGGAACTACGAGTAAAAGCCGATGCGTTACAACGAGAAGAACAGCGCCCAAAGGAGCGCCGAAATACAGCAGGCAAAGGCGGGCGTCCTGGTGCGAATCATGTGTATCTGCAATACGTGGCACAGGCACGGCGACATGAGCCAGCTGTTAGCCTACGCATCGGCAAGAGCTTGTACGATGCGCTTCAGCGTCAGCGCGATGCGGGAATGCCACTACGCCTACGTGTCGAGCAGGTAGATCGTGTGTTGTATCTTACAGAAGACGCAGGTGGGTATGCAGTCGTCGTCAACAAGGGCGGTGTACGAATCAACGTTTCTGGCATGCGCGATCAATTACACATGGAGGAGGGTAAACGGTATGTAGGTGAAATTCACGGCAGCCGGATTGTCGTGAAATTGGGGTATTGACTTTGTTGTACCGCTATGGTAAGATGCTGTCAGGTTCAATCAATGTACTTTCCGAAAGAAACATCACCGAGGTGTTATTCATGCAAGTCACATGTCAATACACAGGCGTTGTGTTTGAGGCCACAAGCAAGCGTCAAAAGAATCATCCGAAGGTATCACAACTACTGAATGATTTAGCCCAAGCAGGGCCAGCATACGGCGCGGCCAAGCAGCGCCTTACTGAGGCCAAAGAACTTGGCATGACGGATATTGACGACATTATTGAGTATGCCCGAACGGGTGCCCGTGCAATGACGGACACGATCAATAATCAGCGTCGCCTGGAAGAGCAGCGCCGCCGCGAAGCTGACGACACACGACGGGCGCGGGCCGAACAGCGCCGTATTGTAAATGCCATCCTTAGAGAGGCTGGCTATCGTTGGCATCGAGAAGATGAGGAAAGTATGGATGCATTCGGCGCAAATGCGTTCAACGACATTTACGGCAACCGCGATCATGTATGGCTCCTTATTTCACCTACAGGAAGCGAGGTAAGTGTATCTGAGGCTATGAAAGACATTGCCAGCACCAACAGCCTTGTTGGGCTTAAAGCACAGCGCTGGCTCAAGGAGAACGGCTCATGAGACGATCTGATGTGGCACAATTAGCAAACGTATCCGAAAATGACGTACAACTCGTTGACGATACGATTATTCGCTATCAGGAAACGGAAATAATCGATCCCGACGTACTTCGGGCAATGACCATGGAACCGGCTACGTACTGGTTTGCTGGTGGCAAATTCTATTTTGACGATCCATTCTTTGGTGATGTCGTTGCTGTTCAAGATTTAGCTTACGACAAGACACTTGGCTTGCATGTAAAGCCGTCTTAAACTTCTCCAACTTCTCCAACTTCTCCATCCGGTTCAATACCGGCAATCATCATCATTTCGAGCGGATCAGGCACAACTGATCCGCTTTCCTGTTTGATTGTGGTTACTTCCTGCAATACCTGATCATCACTCCAATCAGGATGGAGCATGCGTACTTTTACCTCAACGCTTGCCGCGTTTGCTGCTGAGAGCATGTTGACGGTCTGCGCAACTTCAGCCATATCAAAATGCACTGAGTCGGCATATTGTACCAGCACCTGACTCGGCAAAATACCACTATTGAATACAGTGTAATCGAGCTGTAAGAGAATACCTAGCATATCCTGCAATGCACTCTGCCAATATCCTTGCTTCTTGCCTTGCGTAATCAAGCTCTTGCGCTCCCGAATGCGCAGCGCGGTACCTGATGGTGCATTACCCTCGATGTCGAGGCCGAACGATTGCGGTGCATATCCACAGCGACTAATCAGTTCACGCACGAGGCTGTGACAGGCAAGCAAATACTTGTCGACTCTCAAATCAGGCTGTATCATTTTGACGCCGTTAAAAGACTCGGTACTCATCGGGTCAACATTCAGTGGCGTAAATACGGAGGTGTCCACATTAAATGTAGCGCGGGAATGCGAAAAGTCAAGGTATTCTTCAGGCACAAACAGCCGTGCTTTACCAAGAATGAGTTCGTTCATCAGTTGAGTCCAGACCTCATCAAGCGAGGCAAATAGGGACTCTTTGCTCACGTAATCCGATACCCCAAGCGGCGATTGACGCTCCAAGCGATTCGGGCGCATGTTCGGAATATACCGCACATCAAGGCCTTTAATGCCTGTATCGATAAATGGCGGGAGATCAGCTGTCACCCCACTTGCAGTAAGCGGGATAGGCACGCCCGCCTTTCCGTATGTTCCTCGATACAGATAATGATAAATGTGTGCATTCCCGTTCGCGCCGATTTCGTGACGCTCTAAATGGCGCAAACATTCCTTTTCATCTTCATACACGACCTGCCAGAATGTAGCCGCCCGTAGCATGCCCCATGCCCATTCTGGCACCACATTATCCGGCTGTACCACATCGAGGATAGGATAATCGACAAGACGCACATCCCAGGTTGCGCGGAGATACACGCCGCCCAGGGCTGCGCACGTCTCAGCAGCCTCTAGGAGCTTGGCTATGATGTTTGCTCGCTGAATGTATGCATCAAGGCGTTGTTGGGCTGCTACGACGTTCTGAGACGTTGTAGGATTAATACTGAAGATCGGTGCTTCGCTAAACAATAGTGCTGCACTCGTAGCGGCAATGTCGCCCGCAAGTGGCATGTGTACCACGGTGCTCATCTGCTGCTTGACTTCACGCGCCCACATATGGCCTTGCGGTGTGTCGCATGATACGGCATGGCTATAATAGGCTGCAAGGCGATCAGGGGAGCCAGAGAACCACGCATCCCATTCTGCGTACTTCCAATACACCGGCCCACGACACCAGGCAGGAGGCCATTCAGATGTAGCAGCAATATCAAGTGGCATAAACGCGCCTCGTTATTTCTTTCTTGGTAGTGTTGTTGCGGTAAACCAGTGTCGCCATGTGTTTCGAGCACCCATGATGCCGTATCGTTTAGCGTCTTGTGTATGATCGTTTACCTTGATCGGTTTGTCTTCCCCGCGCAACGTTGCTTTATCATCCCACGTATAGCCTTGTGTCTGCTCTTGCGTTATCGGTGCTTTGTGCTTCACGTAGAATAAACGCTGATCTGCGTACAGCATACTCACACTGCGAATGCCATCTAATACATCATTATTCGCGTGGCTAACACGAGCAATGCCATCTCGATGACATTGTGTAATAAAACTCGCGGCACTTGGATCAATGTAAATCCTATCTGGCTCAAGAGGAAGTTGTTTTAGCCAGAGTTTGAGATCACTACTATATTGTGCATCAGTTTTTTGCTTTCCACTTCCACGGCCATCGTGATAGTACTCATCGGCAATGTACAGCGCTGGTCTGTTGGTGCTGTCAAGTGCTTCCAGGATATACACAAATGCGGTAGCGTTCATCGTGCCATAGTCGATACCAACCCATGCACGAATGCGCTTATCAGGCAGTGAGTCGACAACATGAAGTGATGGGTCAAAACAATCATAAATAGCACCTTCGGCCATGCACCATTCGCCCAAAATCAGGCGGCGATAAAACAATCCTGAAAATTCCGCCTTAAGCGCTCGAATATATTCTTTAGGAAGATGAAGATTATCTTCTAGGCGAAAGCGCCAATGGCGTAAATCTAAATCTGCTGCACGATCAAGGAAGTTCTTCTTGACGTAGTGTGCTGGTGAGTCGGGATTTGTTGTTGCAAAAAATCGAGCACCTGGTACACTCATGCGACTGAGAGCCATGGAGGTGAACGACTGTGAATGTAATGTTAACTCATCGCTGTACACGCCGCCTACGGTAAGACCACGAATTTTGTGTTCTGACTTTTCATTCGATGCGCCAGCGAGATAACAGAGACGATCACCGATACGCAACTCTCCAAGTGAGCCTTTGTACTTAATGTGCGATGTGCCGTACATGCCGATCATCGGCCCAATAACATTCCGATACAACGTGCGCTCTGTTCGGCCCGTCATCAAAAAGGGGATAGTCGGATCAGGAAACGAGGTGACGAACTGCACCCAGGCAGGAATGCTAATATAGGTCTTACCTGATCGTACTGCACCATCAAGAATGTTAAGGCGTGTCTTTCCAAACTGCGCAGAGAGTAATACCTGTTCCTGCTTTGGCGATAGCGTCATGTTGCATCGCCGGTATCCTCCACTTCACCCAAGATTAAGCGCCGATCATCATCGTCCAAGGCTTCAAATTTATCCTGCAAGGCAGCCGCCATAATTGCCCAGGGCATTTTGTCAGGGTTGGCTTCCGGCGCGTCAACTCGTTGGGCTGATTTCGGTGCAGGATCGATACCTGTCAGCTTGGCATGGCGATTTAACGCTTCAATCATGACCTTCAAGAAGCGCGGATCACCCGCATTACTGGTTTCTTCATCGCCAATAATCTGTTTGTCGTAGGCGTTGCCGGTCTTTGGCTCAATACCATTTTCAACAATGACACTCTTTTTCTTTGTCGGCTGTAGGCTGTTGCGCCATCCTTTCACTGCCTCAGACAGCGCATAATCGAGAATAGCGCGATGCTCTTCACGCTCCACATCGAGCATGCCATCAATCTCAGCCAGATAGCGCTTGCGATGTTCCCGTATCCATTCGCCAATAGTCGATACCGCGATAGTCTCGTTGTATGTCTGCTGGTAGCGCTCGGCTATTTCAATATACGAGAGCTTTTCGTGAAAACGCAAATTGCACACAAAGAACTGACGCTCTAGCCGAAGATCGTCAGTTGCTTTTTTTTGGCGGCGCGGCGAGCGGCCTGGTTTGAGTTTAGGATCGCTGGCATCGGCCATGTAGCATCACGAAGTCGATTCGGTGTGCTTGGCTGGCACGGTCAATCGTTTGCCAGAACCAAGAGAAGGAAGCGAGCGAAGAACAGCCACCACATTCAGCGGTTTGTAGGACTCTTTCTGGTTCTTAGCGTTACTATTTCGGCGAGGCATGAGTTTCCTGTTTATACAATGTACAATACATATCTATCCTAGCACGGCAAAGCCCGCTGTCAAATACACCTTGACAACAGACTTACCACTACGGTACAATGCTTGCCGAAAACGTGTTAACAGGAGGAATAATGGCACAGTATAAAAAACATGAGCGTCCGCCCGTCGAGGTCACACAAGGCCGGAAAGATCCGACCGATCTTTCGACACGAGAAGCACAGGAGTTTCTCAATGCGAAATGGAAGGCCGAGGGCCATGACGTAAATATTGCGGTAGACACCGTCAAGCATTACTGCTTACGCGGTGTCTTCAAGACAGCCTATCAAGTTGATCTTGGAAGGCCAGGGGCAATGGCATGGTTCGTCCCCAAAGCCGAGCTAGAATCCATGCCAGCACCCAACTACCGATTGCGGAAGACGCGGAAAGGGCCGCGCCTGACAAAGAAAAAGACAGCTGATGCTTAATGCTTTACAATCCATCGAACTAGGAGTACACATGCGATAATAAGACATACCCAAAACACTACAGCACCTGCAATAAACACATGGCCGTACAGTTCAAGGAACTGCACTACTGGATACGTGGTATCTTCCATTATGCCACCTTCTTTGTAGGCGTAGCTGCTTGACGCTGCTCACGCATGTACTTTTTGACATGCGGCTCTAAGACCGGCCTAAGCGCACGAACCAGACTTTCAATCGTGCGCTCTTCGCCATACTCCCGCAACTCGGCAACACGCACATGATTACTGTACTCATCCACAAACAGACGCACAGATTGATCAAACGCATCGCATAACGGCGATAACGCAACGTGCATGAGTTCATGCAGGATGATATGCGCCCCATCCTCATCATTGGCAATGTCCCTACAAAACAGGAACGTCGCCGTAAAGTATTTACTGTCAACCAAGACAACCGCATCAGCGGTGCCCTCACCGTCTGGATCGTCTGACATCCCAACGTAGAATCGCCAGCCAAATAAGCACAGCGCATGGACGTATGCTGCCATGCGCTCCATAATCCACGGCGGCACATCGTGATCGGGGATGATGGTTCCCGTGTGACTACGCAGTCGCTTCATACGCTGGCTCCTCGACAAAAAACGCCCCCAACAGTAATGCCTTCACACATCCGCTTGTGTACTGATACACGCCAAAAGCGTAATAGGTATTCGCCTCTAGCGTGCTGGTGTCCAACTCTGCATGCACCGATACACACGACTGCCGACCGCTCGCCGCACTAAATACCGTACACGGCACCGTACAAAGAGGTGCCGTGTCTAACGCTTGTCCAGGACGGCGAACAACCAATTCAACCGGCCCATCCGTGCGTCGGCCCTGTGCCGTTACTGCAATCTGTGCTCGCTTGCCCCACGTAATACGTTGTAGTGTAATCATGTTCCCGACACGGCTAAATGAAACTTCGACAACTATATCACATCTAAAACCAATGTCAAGTCAATTGTATAACAATGTACTCATCTTTATGATACCGCATTCCAATGCGACATATCGAGTAATGGCAAAGAAATTAACCAATATTTTACATGTGTAGGACTCATGTTTAGATGTGATGTTTTTGTTGCTGTATCATGCTGATTTTTCAATTACATATATCAACAATACTTTGTTCTTTCAATCACATATATCAGTAACACCGTATTGCAACTTGCTAACTGCACAAGTAATGGTGCAACTTCTCGCCACTTTCAATCACATTCATCACCATGATCTTGTTGCAACTGCCGCTGATGGTGAGGGAATGCCCATGCCGTTCAGCTTCTTTCAATCACATTCATCACCATGATCTTGTCGCAACCCTGCACCAGAATGCGCTAAACGTGATCAAAAAAGCTCATTTGTCCCGCAACTTGTGGAATGCGTGTTTTCCGTCGCGAGTTGCGAACAAGCGTTGCTGTCGTATGTTGATGTATGTGATCGGCGGTGTTTCTCACCACCTGTGGTTGAACCACTTCGCGGTACTCAGATAATGACGTATCACTATCCTTCGACTGCCGTTCGCACCGAGGTGCAGCAGCCTCTCCGCGCAATCCCCCACTGAACGTAGGTTCTTCGCCTAACCCGCGTGCTCGAATGTTCCGAGCCGCGTTAATGTCTCTATCGTGCTGTGCGCCACACTTGGCACATGTCCATGCACGAATATCAAGTGTCTTTTTCTGATGCTTGTTAATATCCCCACACACTGAACACATCTGTGATGTATTGTGTGCTGGCACCATACGCACATCACGCCTTGCCTTGGCTGACTTTTCTTTCGTTAAGGCAATTAATCGACCTGGTGCAGCAGTTGATAATGCACGATTAAGGCCGCGTTTTCGTTTTCGGGCTGCCGCTTTTGAACCAAGCTTAACCCGCTTCTTTTTTGTTGGCAATACTGGCTCGATATACTCTGCCTGTTTACTGCGTTTTTTCTTGCCACTACTGCGCATCGCCGTGTGATTCAGTTGCTCGAATACAATCACATCAGCACTATCAACAAGGCGCTTGGCAATATACTGCTGCGTATGCTCTCGTTGCCGTTGAATGCGCTGGTGGATTTTGGCAATTCGTGCTTTACGTTTAGCCGTGCGCTTACTGGCAGGATCAGCGTGTTTAGCGTTTGCATGCACGCGCCGGTTTGATGCCATTTTCTGTAAATGCGCCAGTAATTTCATATTGCGCTTGAGATGACTGATCTGCTTATACAGGCGTGCATCACTGACAGCAGCAACCTGTTGCACATCACCATCGTGCTTGACGTTCAGATCAACACCGATCTGCATGCCTGTCGATGGCAATGATTCATCCACAGCCGGAATAGTGCAAGTAAACGAGGCATGCCATCCATCGGCGGATGGCGTCAAATGCACTTGATTAACAATGACTCCTGCCGGTAATGGTCGATGCATGCGAACCTTGATGGTGCCAAGTTCACCACTTCCAGCTAATACCCATCGTCGGATTCGCCCTGTGTCAGCAAGCAGACGTGTACCACGATGAGTACCCTGAAACGTTAAACCAATATCCTTGCTATGTCGTGCATATTTCGGCCACGCCTCCTTGCCTTGCTTCCATTTCTGCCACATGGCTTGATAGGCGAGATACACACGCCTCAGTATGGCTCGCTCAATTTCACAAGGCACCGCAGCAACAGCAAGATCATCATGCCGCCACTGTGTCAGGTCTTTTGTCCATGAAAAAAACGATGGCGCTTTGTATTCTGGCTGCAATCCAAGCGCATGTTGCTGCTTAGAATGCTTGAGCCAGTCACGATACTCCACAATTGCACGTCTCTGCAAGGTGTGTAATACCTCTTGCCAAGAGGCAATAAGGCGTTCTTGATGCGGTGTTAAGTACACGCGGTACTTGTACGTGCGTTCAATTGTGTGAGGTCGTGGCGCTCGCTTCATCTTCATACATCTCATCTTACCATGTCGGTAAGATATTGTCAAATGAAATTGCGAGTAATTTTGAACGAATTTGCTAGTGCCTGAAACGCGCTGAGAGCCATTCTGTCGAACTGCGTATCCAGAGATACCATATATACCCGTTCTGTTAATTCTGAGCCTTTCTGTACAGCCTGGAAGAGTTGTGTGAACAGAGCATCCACAGTATTGAAGTAACGACGAACATACGTCTCTTCTTGAGCATGCTGATTACGCCTTAGACAGAAAAAAGAAAAATGGCGGAACGTTTTTGCGTGAGCGCAGCGAGCGGCCAAGCGCAGCGCGGCAGGTTCGATGCATTTGCCGCATGCAAACAAAGATCATGTCTGTATGATCATGTCTGCTTCCTTATTTATTGGAGTGTGGATTCCCACACCCCCCCTTGTGCGTTTCCACACCCCGCATTGTGATGCGGAATAACGCTATTTCTCTTCGGCGCATGGCGTCCTAGTGCCATGTATGTTTTTACACACGCGCTGAAGGCAGGTGCGAAAACACACACCTGTTATCGTGCTCTGTATCGTGTAATTTGAACGGAATATACACACTATGGATATTAGACTTGACAATAAATTTGTGTCATGTTATGGTGCTGTGTCGGCATTTGTTAGGCAGGATGTACGAGGGGATGATGGATAATCGATTGCGGGAGTTATTGGAAGAGCAACATCAGTATCGCCGTGACATGGTAGCGCGTCACGGGCATGTTGTTGTCTTTGTCCAGGAATTATATGAGCGCCTACGGGCATTATTAGATGTACGCGCCGATCAGATTGTACCATTGGCAGTGTGCCAGTGTTCAGATCGACAAACGGGACTATCGTTATTGGGGCCGGACGGTATACTCTACAGCAACATTGCGGATGTGTACGCATTTGCTCATGATCATGGCCTTGTCTTTGAGGAACTGTGCCATCTTATTGCAGGCCATTCGCCCATTTTGCATGGATGGCGGGTTGTGCCTACGATTGAGAGGAGTGTCGATGGATAATTGGGACATTGATGATGATATTGTCTATTTTGGCTTGCTTGCGGCGCAGCCTGCACCACGCGAGTCTTCTTCTGTATTGTGGCTGACACTAATTGTATGTATTGCTGGTTGCTGGTTGTTGACACACCAGCAACCACAGCCTGTTGTTGCTGTTGAGGTCGTTCAACCGCTTCAGGAGGATGTAGCGCCGCCAGAGACACATGAAGGCTCTGTGGTGCTGAAAGGCGCTCCAAGCGGCACAGAAGCCGATATAGAGGCCATCTTGACGCGGTATCAGTCGCCAGCTGTCGGCACGGGCAACCTTTGGATAAAAGCGGGTAAAGAATACGGTATCAATCCGATGATAGCCCTTGCATTTTTTATTATGGAGTCGAGTGCTGGCACAGCTTCAGGTTGGGCGGGCTGGAAAGCAGACGGTACACACACACATAACATCGGGAATATCATTTGTGCCGGTCGTAGTCCATTTTGGCAGGGCGCATGTCACGGGCGCTTTCGCGATTATCCTGACTGGCGTAGCGGTATTTACGATTGGTTCCATCTCATCGAAACGGAGTATATCCAGGGTCGTGGACATCGCACCGTTACCGATGTCATTCCCGTGTATGCGCCAGCGTTTGAAAACGACGTACAGGGCTACAAAAGTTTTGTTGATTGTGCAGTTATGGCGTGGGCAAGCGGCAAAGAGGAGTCTGTATGCTGGTAGATTGACAACTTCATACCGATATGGTAAGATACTCCTAGTCATCAACATCACTAGGAGTATTTTTTATGCAATTCACGAGAGCTACCAAAAAGCAAGCAAAATTACGGGCGGCGCTGTTCGGGCCATCTGGTGCAGGCAAAACGTTTACAGCACTGAGGATCGCCACGGGCATCGGTGGGCCAATTGCATTTATTGACACAGAGCGCGGGAGCGCATCCAAGTACTCTGATCGCTTTGATTTTGATGTCTTGGAATTGCCGAACAAAGACATTGACACGTACTGTGAGGCCATTCGTGCAGCGGCAAAGCAAGGCTATAACGTGCTTGTGATTGACAGCCTTTCGCATGCATGGCAAGAATTACTAGAAGAAGTCGAGCGCCTTGCAAAGGCGAAATACAAAGGCAATTCGTGGAGCGCATGGAGCGAAGGCACGCCAAAACAGCGCCAGCTTATTGATGCCATCCTCGATTATCCAGGGCATGTTATTGCCACAATGCGCAGCAAGACAGAATGGATTACAGAGCAGCACAACGGGAAAAGCGCACCGAAGCGCGTGGGCTTGTCGCCAGAGCAGGGCAAGGGTATTGAATACGAGTTTGACATGCTCATTGAAATTAGTGTTGAGCATATCGCGAATGTCATTAAAGATCGTACTGGTAGGTTCCAGGACAAGACGATTGACAAGCCAGGTGAATCCTTTGGCAAGGCGCTTGTTGATTGGCTTTCAGAAGGTGCTCCACACGAACGCACGGGCGACCTGATTAAGCTCTTGCAGGCAGAGCGCAAGGTAGCGCGTGATCGTGGCGCGGCACTACCGCCAATGACTCCAGAGACCGCAGCGGCATTGTCGGTGCAAGAGTTGCGTGATGAAATCGAGCGAACGAAAGCTTTAGCAGTCGAAACGGAAGAAGAATTTCAGGCTGCCTGAAATGGGAGAAGAAAGGAAAAGCGCCGGAACACTCCGGCGCTTTTTTATTCTATGCGCAACATTATTACTATCTCAGTTGTACTTTTTCTCGTGTACGGCTGTGCGAATCCGAACATGCTAGGATGGTCGGTACCATATCAGAGCCTACAAGGTATAATGGGCGAAGTGAAAGCCTCAAGCCACGTAGCGCCATTTCAAAGCCCGCTCGGGCCACAACAGGCGTTTATGACACAGGATTACTATGGGCCGACACATGCGGCACAGGGCGCGGCGTGGGGCGGGATTGATGTAATTGTCGCTGGTATACCGGCGTTAAGTGTTGACGCACCACTGTATGCCGTGCATGCTGGTACAGTAGCGGCGCATCACGATACATGGCCGGGTGGTAATTGCGTTATCGTGCAAGGCGATGAATGGATGACGAAGTATTGTCACTTGTCACATATCAAAGTAGAGGACGGGCAACAGGTAAGGCCGGGTGATGTATTGGGCTTGATGGGATCTACAGGCATGTCAACCGGCGTGCATCTTCATTTCGAGCTATGGAGAAATGGGGTTAATGTTAATCCACTGGACTACATGAGTATTTACGGCGTGAATTAGATTAGTTGAACACGTTGTAGCGCCTTGTGATGCTGTAATACGCATTGCAGGGCGCTTTATAGTACCATTTGACAATCATTTGTAGACATGATACCATCATATATAGGTATGATATTTAGTAATGGAGTTGTCATGGGGGGATTGCAACGCTATCTAGAGTATGCGCGACGGGAGCGCGCAAGTCATGAAGGGTGGACAAGTCAAACGTTGTTGCATTGGCTCGCTGCGCTTGGTATTTGTGCAAGTGCAGCATATTGGGGTGCTATTCATTGGATGTTGATGGGCGGTAATGTGGTGCTCGCTGTTGCATTCACGGCGATCATTGTATTTGGTACGCCAGGACTAGCGAGTTTTTTCTTGCCATGGAGTCCGGCTGGTATGCTGCTCGCTAAAACACGCAGCAAAACATACGGCCAAATCGCTGCTGCAACGATGTTTTTTGTCCTGCTTGGGTACAGTGTGCATGTGTCGTATTCGTTCTGGCTTGCACAGCCCGCAATCGTTGCTAGTCAGATGGAAGTCTGGATGGTTGTTATTGGCGTTGTCGGCTTTATTGGCATGCCTGCACTGGTGTGGACTCCTGTGAGTATGAAAGAGTTTGTGAGCCACATTGATCAAGCGCATCAAGTAACACGCTACGAGATGATGATTAAGGCTGATCTTGCCTCGCTTCGGGCGCAGCTTATCCAGTATCAAATGTTGTGTATGAAAAATTGGGCTGAACTGCTTCCCGAAGAGCGCAAGCAGATTGCGTTGTTTGGGAAAGCACTGTATCAAGGTATCCAGAAAACACTTATTGATCTTGGTGGCGGGTTTGAATTAGTCTCAAAAAGCGCCATTAAATTTCAACTCAAAGATTCGGATGTGCTTGGGGAATGGATGGGCAGTATTGAGGATGCACTTGATGTGCCACGAGAGCCGCTGCTGAGTGAAGAGCAGTATAGCACAGCACGCGGGCAAGCGCTGATGAAGATTGGCAAAAAAATGGAGCAGCAGGGGCCGGTAACGGTCTCGAAACGGCAACAGCGCGCCCAGGAAGCACGCGATCAGCAGACAATTACACGATTACTGAATGTCCAGGAGGTAGACGGTGCGAACGACACGAGATGAAGTCCTTGTTCAGGCTGGTGATTTGTTTGCTCTGGAATTGTACGCCAGTATCGGTGATGCTGCTGCTGAGTTAGCACTCGTGGATATTGATCGACTTATTCGAGACGACAGCACCGCAGATTTAAGCGAGTCCGATGTAGGCTTTATCTCGTTTTATGTCTGGCGTGAACTCAAGCACGCGGCTCCACAGGGCAAGCGGCGCTAATTGGTCGTTGACAAGGTGCGCAAGACCGCGTATCATATACAGGCTTGATAAGACAATATGAAACAAAAACGAGTGTCTAGTGTGCAGCCCCGCGTTGTGCTGCATGTGGGTGCGGTAATGAGCAGTGATGATGTGAAACCATCAGGGCCATTGTACGATATTGATCAGTACGATCCTGATCGCGATCCGATTGTTGGATTTTTGAAGCAGTTATACCAGGCTGGCACGCTTGGGGCGTACATCATCAGTATCCCGCGTGCAGCCCGCTTGTTGAAGGTTCCGGCAGCGACTATCGATAGCTGGACAAAAGGCAAGCCAGGGAAGGGACGTATTCATTTGCCGGTACTTGAAGGACTAACCGATAGAGATCGGCTTGTGTTTGTCGATGATCTTGTGCGATGCTATCGCCAGTATCGCCCGCGCAAAAAGCCAGAAGAGTAAAGCAAGGCCGGTAGGATTATCTACCGGCCTTGTTTTATACTGAATACGGCATGCCATTATGTATAAAATCTGGCGTGATACCGCTTGCTTGTTCGATAATGCCGCGAACCTTGCCAGGATTAAGTCCGGCTACGAGACACACGGCATAAAAATGCTTAGTTCCTATCCAGTCGAGAATTTCATCGACTGTTTGTTCGTAGTCAGCGTTTGTATAAAATTTTGTTAATTTCGGCTTGGCAATATCTTTAATGGCGACTACAATCATATTCCAGGCTAATTGTTGTAATTGCGCATCGGGATGTATCGGCCTACGCCGCTTGGTGTACGTCTTTGGCATCCTCCATCACTTCCATAAGTTCAATTCCTAACATGCTTTCCCACCACGCCCAAGGCTTTTTGCCGTAGCCGTTCAAGACCGAACTACCATACTCACTAAACAAATACGGCGCTCCATCGCGGATAATCAAAAAACCATTCTGCCATTCAGGATAATCGTTTAGCCGCCGCTCTTTGTAGAAAAACTTCTCAGGATGAAGCATACATCCTACCGAAACCCCTAAATACCCTTCGTTTGTCAGCACCGCGCCCTGCATGTGATCATGCCCCACTGCGACGTGGCGTTTTCGTGTATTCCCGATACTGCTAGCCTTCTTGCCAGCCATGCGGCTGTATTGCGATAAATGCCCCACATCCCAGGTTTCTCCAAGGCTAATCCAATCGTGTTCACTGACTAAAATTTCAGCTGGCAAGTCATCGTCAATCATTGAACGCACCAGCCGCTTGAACTGGAAATGTGCATCCATGCGCTTTGCAATGCGCTGATCGTGATTGCCAGGAAGGATCACGACTTGCTTAAAACGATGTGCAGCAGCTTTCAGTACATCGCCGCTTGTTGCCATTTCAAACTCTAAATCTTCAACCCAAAAATCTTTTTCGTGTGTTGAGACCTCATCAGCATTCAGGCTGTCACCCTGGAATACGATACGCTCCATATCCATGGCCTGTGCAACGCGGAATGCAATTTCAAGCAGTCGTGAGTGATGATACGGGCAATGGAGATCGCCAACAATCAGCGCGTTTTCATCTGGCAATCGAATGGGATCGGGAAATCGGCGCGGTGCAGGCTGAGGGATAGCAATACGCTCTTGTGGCTCTCGATGATAGCCATGCCCACCGTTTGATAATCCGAGTTCTGTTTTGTAGCCATGGTAGCGTCCCACGGCAATATCCATTTGTGTGGTGATAATGCGCTGAATTTCATGTTCCGGCAGCCCTGCACCAGAAAGTGAATCGTAAAACTTACGAAATTGCGCACGTTTACTCGATACGTCCATACGTTCCTTTCGTGAGAAAAACAAATGTCCATATGTATTGTATCCATGAAATTCACGTTGTCAAATGATATTCCGCTTTGAGTGCATGGCTTTGTAATGCTGAGTATTTTTGTATCGAGCAATTATTTGACAAATAATATCACGTTATGATATGATGTTGACGTACAGATAAGCGCGGCATGTGCCGCATCACAAACAGGAGAAATACGAATGTCATACGCAAGTCTATCGGCTATTGGGAATCTTGGTAGCGATCCTGAGCTGCGACATACAGCAAACGGGAACGCGGTGGCATCAGTGAGCGTCGCCGCAAATTTGGGCTATGGTGACAATAAATACACCGAATGGCTATCGATTGTCGCGTGGGATAAGTTAGCAGAAGTACTGTCCAAGTACACGAAGAAAGGCTCAAAAATCTATTTTGAGGCTGAACCGAAAACAGAAACTTGGAACGACAAGCAGACAGGGCAGGATCGCAGCGCTATCAAGTGGCGTGTAACGAAGTTGGTACTGCTGGACTCTAAAGAACAGGGTGCTATTGCTCCACAAGCACCAGCAAATCGGCCTGCACCGCGTAATCAGTCGAAGCCCGTAGAGGAAGTGGAAGACGAAAATATTCCCTTTTAGAGAGCCAAATAACGAGGCTTGCAGTTGATCAAGTAGCAGGACATGGTAGCATAGTAAGAAGTGGGGGCGCATTCACTTCGCGCCCCGATTACTCATTCTTCTGTGTATGTATTGAGCATGATCCATGAGCACAAACGACATTCGAGATGATGTGAAGCGCCGCTATGATTTAGCCGATTTTATGGCCGCGCATGGTGTGCAGTTCGGAAAAATGACAGGCAAAACGGCTATGGCCTTTTGTCCGTTTCACGAGAACACGCGCACGGAGGCGCTTGCTATCTATGGCGATCACTATCATTGTTTTGGTTGCGGCGCACACGGCGATATATTTGACTTTGCGCAGTGGAAGTATAGCGAGACGTTTAAGCAGGTACTTGATCGCTTGAGTAATGGCGCGATAGAGCGATGCGAACTACCAAAGCCAAATCGTGCGGGTAGGGCCAAAAAGCAACAAGAAGAATACGAGCACTCACCAGCCTTTTGCTCTGTGTGTGGCTATGAGCCACGAGATCTGGATGATTTCATTGCGCATACCTACGAGCACGGGCATGAGGAATGGTTATCGACGTGGTGGGCGTCTCGTGGCATTCATCGCTCAACAATGGATGATCTGAAGTTGGGCGGCTATGTGAATGGGCGCTCTTGGGCTACAATTCCCATTACGCCGCCGATGGATTATGACGTACAAGGCTATGTGGGCGCTCGAAAGCGATCAACACAGGGCAAGCGTGCGTATCGGCCCTGGAAGCCCGCTGATGATGGGAGGGCTGTTGCTGTGCCGTACAGCATCTATACAAGTCCTTCGCCAAAGCTGTTTTTTATTGTTGGTGGGGAGATTAAAGCGATTCGAGTCGCACAAGCACTTTTAGACTACGATGTGTGTGTGCTCTCTCCAACGACAGGTGAGGGGCAATGGAAGCCGGAATGGGCGGAATACATTACGGGCGATGTCTTTATTGCTGCCGATCCTGATGCTGCTGGCGCGCAATTCGTACAGCGTGTTATGGAGTCGGTTGGCTGGTATGCCAGGGTTATCCATCTTCCTGATGCCATGGTACAGGCTGGACTAAAGATTGACGACGCACTGAATGCCGGTTGGGATATGGCAAAAGCATTAAAGTTAAAAAGGGGATTATAAATGAATCAGGCAGTGAGATTATTTCAGCAACTAGGTGGACAGGGTAATACGCTCACGGTGCCACGGCCTATTGTACGCTTTTTGAAGGCACTTGAGCAACGAAACGCTGATAAGCCCGTCTATCGAGCAGATTACGATACGGCGGTCTGGCTCTGGCAGCTCATCTTCTGGTCTGGTGTTACAAAAAATAAAGAGGGTTGGGTTTACAACTCACATGAGCAATGGGCCGAAGCGACGGAGCTTTCAGAGTCGCAAGTTCGTGCCTGCATCGAGAAGGCCAAGGCGGTAGGGGTTGAAGTCGAAGCTCGAATGCTTGAGAACGGCCATCGCGTAAACCATTATCGTATCAATTGGGATGTGTTCATGGCGCTTTGGTTTGAGGTGATGGATGCGCCATCTCATCCGCCACAACCTGAGCCAGCACCTGATGTGCAGATGGAGCTAGACGCACAGCCGGAACCAAAGGCGCAAGAACCGTCTAAGTCTAAAAAGGTGCGTAAGCCGCGTGAGGATGTATCGCCTGCTGTCCAGGTGTTTTATGATGAAACCGAGTATTACAAGGTGAGCGGGCCGCAACGGAGGGCTATTACGGAGACAGTGACCGATATTGAGTTGTGGAAGGCTATTGTCAAAAAGGGAGCACTCAAAGGATATTTCGCGGGCAATGTTGATAATTTTCTTCAAGCCTATCAAGCTGGTGGATGGCGCGTGAATGGCGCAGTTGAGTCTGAGAAAAAGCAAGAGGAACATAAGCCATACATTTGGGATCGTGAAGCACACTATCGGAAAATGAACACGCGACGGCATGGTGATCCACTACCAGGATACGGGATCACGTTCTAGCTCTTTTTTTTGCATGTTGTATACCGATATGGTAAGATACAGCTATGAGCAACGAAATACTTTCGCCTCTCTATGCGCCCGAAGCCGAGTTGATTGTTGCGTCTGTTGCGATGCGTCCAAGGTTTGATGATGAGCGTGATCAGTTCCTGAACGATACCATTGCTCGATGTTTCGCACCAAGCGAGGACGGTGAAAGCCTGAGTGAGCGCATCTATCGCGCCGGTCTGATTCGTCAGGGTAATCGGTATCTATATGCGTCAACCGCCGCTATGAGTGATTATCTCAGTGTGCCGAGAAGTGATCTACAGCCCTATTTTCAATGCTTTAATCTTCCCGTCCACGAAATTCAGGCAGCCGTAGATCGTATTATTGAGGCCGCGCAGCGACGATCATATCAAAAACATTGCAACAGCCTCATTGCGAAAGTACAGTTACCAGAGCGCTCTATTGAGTCACTTATTAGCGATGGCCTGAGTCGTATTGCTGGTATTGCGGTGGTCTCCAAAGATCCTGGTTTGTCGGGATCGGATATTGTTTCGCAGTATGGCAAGGCCGGGCCATGGGATCGGTACCCGAAGCTCTTTGTATGGAGCGGTGGGTCTGAGTTTACGGCAACGCCATTTTTGCCGGGTGTTGTCAATCTCTTTCCAGCTGCGCCATTTACGGGTAAAACGGTTGCTGCCTGGTGGTATGCGTGTGAGTTTGCGAAGGCTGGTGGTAGGATTTTGTGGCTTGGATGGGAGATGACCGCCACAGATCTTCTTGATATGCTGATCACCCGCATTACCGGCATTGACTATAAATCACTTGTGATGGCACGCATGCTGCCAGAAGACTTTGCACTTGCAGCAGCAGAGACGGCAGCAGTCAAGGCAGCACTTGAGTCGATTGCTGACTGGATAGGCAATATTCGGTTTCTTACCGGCCAAGATGCTGGAACCCTGAACGAGGTCTATAGCTACGTTCGACAATTGCGTGTCAAGGGAGAGATTGATCTTCTAGTAATTGATCATCTTAATATTGCTAAGGTAGATGATGAACGCGGGCGTCGTATTGTTGGGGAATTTGAACTACCGAGTGCTGCATCAAAATGGTGTATGCAGATTGCTGCTGACACGGGTACGCCAATATGGGCCAATCTTCAGTTAAATCGTAGTCGCAAGGATGCGACATCCGAGGGAGGTGGGCCGTTACAGTACACCAAGGAAATGTTGCGCGGATCAGGACATCTTGAGCAAGATGCATGGGGTATTACAGCACTGCAAACGGTGTTGTACAACCCGCGCACAGCCGAAGTACGGCATCATGACGGTAATGACGACACGGTACCAGAGGGATGGGAAAAGGCCATCCACGGGCAGGTACTCAAAAATCGCATGGGTGGCCGTCTTGGTTCCTGGACATTGCCGATTATCCCGAATCGTTATGATTATCGTGTTAATACGTATCGAGCAGCTGAAGGATATTAGTCCATACTATAATATCAATTGACGATACGAAGAAAAGGTGGTATACTATGGCTGTGGGGATGATGTCACGGCAACACAAAGCCAAAGATCCGGTATTATCAGATGAGTTACAGGAGGCATTACAGATCATATCGTGGCGTGATAACGAGCGCCGTAAGCGTGTACGTGAGTTGGAGGCAACAAGCGAGGAATCAGCTCAGAACAAACTCTATCGTGCCATTGTCGATCATTGTGCTGTCATTTGTGAGCTGTGGCTTGTTATCGAGCAACCATTACGGGAACGGTACCAGCAAGCGCACGATAAAGCAGCAAAAAGGACAATTGCAGAGCAGGGCAAGACTGTAAAGACACTGTTTATTGAATTGATGAGTGGAAATATCCTGTATGCAGCACATTGAAGTCGAATTGTTTCATCACACGCCCACATGGGTTGTCGAGCGTGCTGTCTCCAAGCCATATCAGCACGAACCAGTTGAGGGGCGCGCTGAACGGGTTATTGCCGTCAAAAAGCATACGAGTGAGGCGGAGTTTCTTGGGTACTGGTTTGACATTCGGGGTATGTCGCGTCTGTGTTTGATGGAAATGACACGGCATCGCATCGCGAGTTATTCAGTTGAGAGCACGCGCTACACACTGCGCAAGGCACTACAGAAGCATCAGGAAGGTGCAGACCTTCACGAGTTCTTTGTGACACCTATGCGCAATGGAACTGTCGATGATGCCCTTGCCGCGTATGTATATCAAACGGCAGTATCTTTTATGGCGCATGCGCATGAATTGCTAGAGCAGTCGTATAAGCAAGATGAAATAAAGTATCTGCTTCCTGAGTCGTGGCGAACAAACGCAGTGGTACATATGAATGCGCGGTCGTTTGCTAACTTTGCTGCGCTACGCACCGAAAGTCATGCCCATTTTGAGATTCGTCATGTTGCTGGCCTGATGGTGCAAGCCATTCCAGAAGATCAACGTTTTATTCTTCCTGAGCAGGTGCGTCATGAGTTTGGCTTGTAATATTCAGTGTACGACAGCTGACGATCTGTTGCGCGGTCTTGTCGATACAAGTGTTGATCTGATTATTACCGATCCGCCGTATGGTATTGGCGACGGTGATAGAACAGCGCAATATACATTCAGTGAGGTCATGAAGGCAAAGAATTGGCAGAATTTCCGCGCTGCATGGGATGTTATTCCTGATTATTATGCATTCACGCTGGATTGGATGCGTGAAGCGCAGCGCGTACTTGCCACGAGGGGCAACCTTCTTGTATTCGGGACATTTATCCATAATCTGCACCATATTCGACGGGCTGTAGATGAGCTTGGCATGTGGTGTGTGCAGGCGCTGCACTGGTGCAAGAGCAATCCATATCCCAACATGGCAGGAACACAATTCACGGCTTCAACAGAGAGCGTGCTAGTTATTCGTGGTAGCAAGAAGCAATCGAGTTACTACGATAAAACAGTCGCTGAACGGTACCCACTTATCGGTGTAACAGGCGAGCCGTTGAAGAACCTTCGTGACTATTTCGTGCTACCGGCTGAAACATGGGTCGGTGCCACATGGAAACATCCAAGTAGAAAGCCGATTAGCTTATTGCAAATTTTGATTGATGCGTATACACCAAAAGAAACGAGTGTGCTTATTGTTGATCCGTTTGCGGGTTCTGGTTCGACGGGTGTAGCAGCATGGCGCGTGCCAGGGCTGCATGGATCTATGTTTCTCGGGGATAGTAATATGGAATACGTTGACATGATGCGTCAACGTATGCTACAGGAGATGGTTGCATAATGGAAGACACACCGGCATGGGTGCAAAGTTATTGTCACACGTATGTAACGACAAAGCGAGAGTATTCAGCAGAAGAAGTCATGGCATTTTTCGAGCAAGTGCATGGGCGTCCTGCACCATGCCGTCCCGTGAAGCATCAAGGAAATTGGAAGCTGCCCGCGCTTGCAAACGATGTATTCTATGGCGATAAGGCATTAAAGTTCCAGGTTAAAACCGATGAGTGAGTTTGTGTTCCATCAAAAGGTAGCACGCTTGCGCGATGTTGTAAAAACGATTAAGGACAGTGAGCAATACATCAAACACATCAAAGCTGATGTAGAGGAAGAAATAGCACCGTATAAAGCACGAGTCAATGAGTTAAAGGCGGAAGAACGCGCCTTGCGTGCAACACTTACACAAGACATGCAGGCAGGTGGTGTTAAAGCTTTTGGTGGTGTAACACTTGTCGAGGATCGTGTCGGTGAGCTTGTATTGCCAGATGAGGGGACACGGGAGTACATTGATCTGGCGTTACAGTTAATTCAAGACGGGTATGCTATTGATGGGCAACTGTTAGTTGATCTCAAGATCAACACAACACGAGTGAAGAAGTATTTACGCAAAGCTGGCACCATTGACGGGATAGGTAATCAGCCAAGCGCAAGTATTCGATTGGAGAGCGAGTAGGTATGTGTAAACACATCCAGATTGTACGTATTGTCTCTGATTCCATGCTATTACAGGGTTGTGGGCTTGTTCTTCGTATCGGTCATGGCCTAGCGCATATGTTTCGTACTATATGTCCACCATTAGCAATTGGTATTCTTACGTTTCAACTCGACTACATTGCGCCGGTCGTTTTTAGTATTGTGCGTAAATACGGTATCGATCAAGAGGATGGTTATGGTCTCAACTGAGTATTTGAAGCTCCTAGAGGATATGGCCGATCTGCATCAGCGCAAAAATGCAGGTTACAGCGGTGATAATCCCGATTCGTGGGCAAATTTCCGCAACTGCGAGGTCTTTGGTGTTTCTGCTCAAGCAGGTGTACTTACGCGCATGTCTGATAAATGGGCGCGACTAACAAATCTCTGGAAGAATCCGCGTAATGAGCAAGTTGGGGAAAGTATTGACGATACGCTCATGGATCTTGCTGCGTATGCGCTTATCCTTGTTTGCCTTCGTCGTGAAAATGAGTAATGCATACACATCGCACACAATTAGAGCGTATTCTACAGTCGATACCGGCATTGACACCAAATGCGGTACTTGACGCGCTGTTTCAGCCGCAACATGTTACTACTATCGTAGAATATGCAACGTCCTTGCAGTGTGTACCAAATTCCTATCAGCGTATCTTTATTCCTGATTTTCGGCCATTGGCAGCAAATGAGTGGGTTGGCAGTCAGGGCGCACGATACATCTGTGAGGAAGGTAAGCGAAATATGGAGGTACTGATTAAGGTCTACGGCACTGAAATAGCATATAAACCACTAGCAGCACCGCAAAAGCGCCGCATCTCGATGACGGTATTGTACGGGAAAGGAACGCGCAAGCATGATGCTGATGCATTTGACAAAGTAGCAAAAGATGCGTGTCAACGAGCAAAGTTGTGTTGGAATGATAATACGGAGCAATTAGAATGGTTGGTGAAGCTAGAAAAGCAGAAGGATTTACCATGGAAACATGCGACTCTTCTGGAAGTGTGGGATCTTATCTAAGCTATTCGACGGGAAGACCTATCAAGAATAAACGCCGTCTGTGCGTATGCGGATGTGGCGCACTAGCAGGTACATCGGCATACACGCAATGTAAAAACAAACGCTATTACGAGTCACATCGAGAAGAACGCCGCAAGTGGTACCAGCGCCATCGGGCGCGCATGAAACAAGAACAGTGGGGGAACGTGTGCAACGAATCGAACTAACGGATGTCGCAGAGCAGATTTTGGCAAAGCGCTATCTGTGGAAGCATGAAGATGGCACGCAGGAAACGCCAGAGGATATGCTAGCACGGGTAGCTACAGCAATAAGTGATGTTGAACGTGATGTATATGGCGCAAGTGAGCAAGACAAACTACGCTGGCGTAACACATTTTACGAGATCATGGCAACGCGCAAGTTTCTGCCCAACAGCCCAACACTGACAAATGCAGGCAAGCCAGGGGTTCAGATGAGCGCCTGCTATGTGTTGGATATTCCTGATGATATGTCTGGTATTTTCGAGACCATGAAAAACGCTGCACTTATTCACAAATCGGGCGGGGGTGTTGGCTACAGTTTCAGCAAGTTGCGTCCTGCCGGTGATCCTGTTGGCTCAACAGGTGGAGTTGCATCAGGGCCGATAAGCTTCCTGGAAGTGTTTAATGCCGCAACAGAAGCGGTGAAACAAGGCGGAGTGCGTTAACCTACTGGCGCACGATAAATCGCGTGAATTGCTGGAACATCCTTAGAGCCTCATTGCAACAACGTAGCTAGTAATGGCAAGCGTGATTGTTTGAAAAATATGGGGATTGGACAATCAGCAGCGAAGTTGCCGTGGTGACACGGTAAAACGTTCAGAGATCACCAAAATCAACTTGATCATTTCTTACCGATACGGTATAATACAAAATACAAACCGTAAAGGGGGGATATGAAACAGTTGAAAGTAGGGGCTGACAATATTCAAGGTCAGTTGGCACGCGACGGGATTGCACGAAAATTGGCTCATGTGCTTACGCGAGATGTACTTGAACAACTATATATCATTGAACAGTGGTCTACGGTGGATATAGCCCGTTTTTATGGCGTAGGACGCAATACAGTGGTATCATACATGGAACTGTATGGCCTACCTAGACGACAACCAAGCATTGCGGGTAGATTAAAATCGGTTGTCAGAACATTTAATACGCACTATTTCCACGACATTACCAATGACGAACAAGCCTATCTTTTGGGTTTTCTTACAGCCGATGGGCATATAACAGATCGAAAAACTTCCAAACGGCTGTCTTTGCAAGTGGCCGATGTTGATGCGCCTCATCTTCAGCGCATTGCCACATGCTTGGGGGATTCAGATGCGGTGCGACTTGTTGTGTCTTCATTAGGCCATCCCACAGAGCAAGCAAAGTGGAGATTAAGCGTAAATAATACGCAAATTTGCAACGACTTAATCAGTGCTGGCATGCCATGCGGTCGTAAATCCGGCAATGAACCATTTATTGCATTTTCAGATCATATACTTTCTTGGGCTTATATTCGGGGTGTTTTTGATGCCGATGGGTGTTTGTCGATATACAAGCGCTTTCATACTGTTAGAGATAAAACATATGGGCCATATCAGAAATGTAAACTATCCTTTACATGTGGTCAACCATTTGTAAGTGGTTTAGCCCAATTCCTGACAGAGCAGGGCATTCTGGTGTTACGGGGTGGTATCCAACCCAAAAAGGGTACCAGCCTAATAGAATTTTCCAATCCCAAGACTATCGACGCAATTGGTTCAATGATGTATAGGTGTTCAAGTATACACTTAGAGCGCAAAAGGGCAAAATTTACTAGTGTAACCTGATGATATGATCCGATCTTGCGTGAAAACGCAAGAACTAGACAGAAATGATCTAGTCCTGCTTATGCAGTGTAACACATATGCGTGGGGCGAACATGGCGATCCTGCATTGTACACATCCTGATATTCTGAGGTTTATCACATGCAAGCGCGACACAACAAAGCTGACGAATTTCAACATTTCAGTGGCTATCACTGATGATTTTATGCAGGCCGTATATGATGATGCGCCGTACATGCTAATGAATCCGCGTACAGGCGATGTGCATGTACCAAACGAGACAATGACTCATCCACTTACAGGTGATGTCTTGGTTCAAGCGGGCTATCCTGCTATCATTCAAGCGCGTCTTGTATTTAGTCTTATTGCACAATGTGCATGGGAAACGGGTGAACCAGGATTATTCTTTATTGATAGAGTAAACTACTACAATCCCGTGCCGCATCTCGGACGTTACGAGGCGTGTAATCCTTGCTTTACGGGCGACACACTTGTTTCAACTGTGGAAGGGCCAAAGCCATTTGTTGATCTTGTTGGCACAGAACCTTTGGTGTACTGTCTGTTGAACGACAAAACTGTTGTTCGACGCATGTACAATATTCACAAAACAGGCAAAAACAAGCCACTTGTACGTGTAACGTATGACAAACGCGGAGGCACTACTGTTGGTCGTGATTTAGATTTTGTACAATGTACGCCCGATCATTTGTTTATGTTGCGTGATGGTACATGGAAGAAGGCGAGTGATCTTTGCGTTGGTGATCGACTCTACCCTCATTTCATTAAGCAAGGCGCACGTCGTGGAGATATGATGGTGCGCAATGGCTTGAGCGTGTTCCGTCCCCATTATCGTTTACTCATGGAGTACGTTACAGGGGAAACTCTATCAATTGATCAGGTTGTTCATCACGTCAATGGTGACTTTACAGACAACAGACTGGATAATTTGACGGTTATGGGAAGCAAGGAACACAAGCAGTTTCATGCGTTAGGTGCAATGAATAGCCAATACAAGGATGTTCAGGCCGATGATGTACTACATCAGGGCGTGAAACTATCAAATGTTCTTGGTCGGCCTATTACATTAACCGAATGGCTTGCGCACGCACGTAAAGAAAACCTGCCCGGTCGTAAGGTTTTAGCGCGTTTATTTGGCAGTGAAAGATCTTTTATTGAGCAATGCAATAGCAACCATGTTGTTATGTCGGTCATTCCTGATGGTTGCGCCGATGTTTATGATGGCACTGTGGAGGAGGCGCATAATTTCTTTATATGTGACAAGAAAGCCCATAATGGCTCCTTGGTGACAGGGTTTTTGGTACATAATTGCGGTGAGCAAGCGCTTCTTGCAAATGATGTATGTAATCTTGGCAGTATCAATATCAGTGCATTTGTTGACGAGGATACGCGCTCGATAGACGTGACAGGATTGGAGGATACAGTACGTATTGCCGTTCGCTTCCTCGATAATGTCATTGACGCAAATACCTATCCACTGCCAGCTATTACAAGTTTGGCACAGAGCATTCGGCGCATTGGCCTTGGTGTGATGGGTTGGGCCGACGCCTTGATTAAACTCAATATTCCGTATGATAGTGAGGATGCGCTTGAACTTGCTGATTATGTGATGAGTCGTATTCAGACTATAGCACATGCCGCCAGTAGCGATCTTGCCGATGAACGCAACGTGTTTCCTGAATGGATCGAAAGCACCTGGGGGCCGGATGAGACATGTGCAAGAGATAGTCAAGGGCGGCGCATTCACCCACATATCGAGATGCGGCATTGTAATGTGACGACTGTTGCACCGACTGGCAGTATCAGTATCATTGCTGGCTGCTCAGGTGGTGTCGAACCATTATTTGCCGTGGCGTTTATGCGTAACCAGGCCGGTATGCAGCTTCCTGATGTGCATGCTGATTTTGTGGCACGCGCTCAACGGGAGGGATGGTACACTGATGAGTTAATGGAGCGCATTGCAGCCACGGGAAGTATTCAACATCCTGAAATTCCGGCAGCCGTGCAACGCCTATTCCGAACAGCAAACGAGATTGATCCGTCGTGGCATGTACGCATGCAGGCCGCATTTCAGCGCCATGTTGATAGTGCCATCAGTAAAACAATTAACGCGCCGCAATCAGCTACCATTGAGGATGTTGTACAGGCATACGAGCTAGCATATCGGCTCGGATGTAAGGGTATTACGGTCTATCGAGACGGCTCACGCTCAGGGCAGGTGTTATCAACAGGCAACACAACAAGCAGTACTGAATCAGCAGAATGGCCGGAAATTGTCGAGGTACAGGAGCTACGGTCATGGCCGATTGATGTGCCTGATGAGCTACCAGCGACCGCGCATCGCGTAAGAACACCATTAGGTGATCTCCATCTGTTTGTGACAGAGATGGATGGAGCGCCCGTCGAGACGTTTGCAGTTATCGGAAGAGCAGGAAGTGACTTGAGTGCTTTCACCGAGGCGCTAGGCCGTCTCGTGTCGCTTGCGCTGCGTTGTGGCATTGGTGTTGACTTGATTAGCGAGCAATTGCGTGGAATCGGCGGAAGTACTAGCATTGGTTTTGGGCTGAATCGGGTAGCTAGTGTGCCGGATGCAATAGGCAAGGTGCTAGCGGAGTACAGCACCACATATCGGGCAGTCGAGGCAGAGACACCAGTAGCTAAAACGCCACACAAGGCTACGGGGATGCTATGCCCATGCCCGCGCAAGCAATTTAGTCTCATGAAATCGGAGGGCTGTACAAAGTGTACAGCCTGTGAGTATACCGCGTGCTAGGAGTATAAAAGTAGTGGAAGTGTAAGACTATCTTACACTTCCATACAATCATGATCACATATATTACAGGCGACCTTTTTCAACATATTGGTAGTGAACGCGCAATTGTGGCGCATGTATGCAACGATCAAGGGGCGTGGGGAAAAGGTTTTGTTACTGCTCTCTCAAGACAGTGGAAAAAACCTGAATTGGACTATCATCAAGCGCGAAAACAACATGGACTATATCTTGGTGATATACAAATGGTACATATTCATAACGAGATATGGGTCTGCAATATGATTGCACAATCCGGTTTGCGTTCGCCTCAAAATAAAGTACCATTGAGGTATGAGGCATTGCGTACATGTCTTATGTTTCTCGAACGAGAAGCAACGGAACGCGGCCTTGATGTGCATATGCCGAAGATTGGTACAGGTCTTGCCGGTGGTGACTGGCGCAAGATTGAACCAATGATTGATCAGTATTTATCGAGTGTACATGTATGTGTGTATGTATTACCGTAATGGCGGCTGCCGAATTTGATACAAAGGAATGAAAAATGATACGATTGTTTAGTAGTGGGGGGGGTGTACAAAGTATCGCGGCACTTGTCCTGAGCGCGCAACGAGTTATCGATTTCCCACTGCATGTATTTGCTAATACGGGTGACGACAGCGAAGCACCAAAAACGCTAGCATATGTACGTGATATTGCCATGCCGTATGCACACAAACACGGTATTGAGTTTATTGAACGTGTGAAAGTGACACACAATGGACAAGTCGCCCCAACTGTTGCCGAGGAAACATTGGGCGATACACAATCGATACCGATCCCCGTTTTCCCTGGCACGGGCGGGCCTTGGCAGCGCAGCTGCACCGCAAAGTGGAAAATACGAGTTGTTTCATATGTGGCACGGGAGCGCGGTGCAACAAAGAAAAAGCCCGCCTCTATCGGCTTAGGAATCAGTATGGATGAGTTCATGCGGGCCAACTCGAACACACAGAACCAATATACGGTAAATGTGTATCCGTTACTCGATCTGCGTCTAACACGACAGGATTGTATTAATATTATTGTTCAAGCTGGATTGCCCGTGCCACCTAAAAGTGCTTGCTACTTTTGTCCATTTACGCGCTTGAGTGAGTGGCAACGCCTTGCCTCGGAAGATCCAGATACATTTCAGAAAGCTGTTGTGTTTGAAAAGGCGGTTCAAGCAAAAGCACAGCGACTACATGGGAAGAACGTGTATCTTACGCGAACATCAAGACCACTTGATCGGGTTGTGGGTGGTCAAGCAATAATGACGGAATTAGATGACGATGTGTGTGATTCGGGATATTGTTTTATGTAATTAGGAGGCACTAATGAAATTACTTCATTTCCCTGGAACTAATGATCGAGATCGCACGCATGCAATTCGGTCTGATGTCATTCGGTATTGTGAAGTAGTGGAAAACGGGAATACGAAAGTGTATTATGACGAACCAAATGGTGCTGTCAGTTGGTTTATCACATCGACCCCCATTGAACACGTAGTCGATATTGTGAATGAAGCATTGGCCGAGGATACTACATGAAGCGATATACTGCCTATTTGCGCTACGTCATTACGCATAAATACTATGTATGGCGGGCTTGCATGGCAATTGGCGTGCATTGGTGGCAAGCACTTACGCATGATTGGAGTAAGTTTCTGCCATCTGAACTCATTCCATATGCACAAACATTTTATCAGCCAGATGGTTCAAGGCACTATGTCGAGACCGACACATTTCAACATGCTTGGAATGCACATGTCAAACGTCAACCACATCACTGGCAATACTGGCTTTTGCCGTTTGATCGCGGCGAAACAAAAGCGCTAGACATGCCAGAGAAATATATCAAGGAGATGGTAGCAGATTGGGCGGGTGCAAGCATGGCACAAGGGCAAGGATTCGATCCGTCTGATTGGTACTACAGCAAAGCAACGCACTATATGCTTCACGAGCGTACACGAGTGCGCGTTGAGTATTGGCTGGATATTATCCGCATCATGGTAGAGAGGGGTGTTTTGTAAGTGTTTCATGGGCCTGTTTTAACACATGCAAGACTAGACGATCTGTATGCCATGACACAGATCGGTAAACTTGATTGTATTAAGGTAGTAACGGCATGGGGACTCGTTGAGGGTTGGAACTCGACAACACGAGCGCGTGTATGTGCAGCAACAGACCATACAATTGTGCGTACAGCTGTGGGCGATCCCGCATCCGGTCGGTCGGTGTTCCTACATACGGAGGAAGTAGTACAGGAAATAGCACCGTGGTACGCGATTAAGCCGCATATTTGGATTGAACTAGGGAATGAGCCAAATGTACGCTCCTTGAGTGAGAGTGAAATTCATGGATGGGCATGGCATCTTGACAGGACAATCACCGAAATACGTAAGCAGATGCCGTATGCCCGCATCATCTCACCGGCTATGCTCATGACTTCACACGGCGTTCGTACTACGTATCGAGAGGCGTTGTGGCTCGAAATTGCGGCAGCCGCAATACGGCGTTGTGATGCGGTTGGCGTACATGTGTACGAGTATGACAGCCTTGTTGTAAACTATCCAGGGCCACGAACACGACAGGCCGATGACGCGCTGGCACTGCACCTGAAGTACTTTGCTGATAAGCCATGGGTGCTGAGTGAGTATGGGATTAACAATCCAAAGATCCCTACGGCGCAAAAGATACGAGAGTATATCGAGTGGACACGCCAATATGCACGCGGTAATGTCATTGGCGCTACGTTTTTCCATGTTAACTACGGCGCTGCACAGGATAAGAACTATCCAGAATATCATATTGCACATACAGATGTGCAGGTATTTGCGGTGCGCTAATGCGGCAAAATTGGGACTCGTATTTTATGACGATTGCTCAGGCAGTAAGTCAGCGCGCAACGTGTGATCGGGCGCATGTCGGCGCGGTACTTGTGTGTCAACATATTATCCTTTCGACGGGCTATAATGGTGCGCCGCGTGGTCTTGCCGATTGCGATCATGTTGGGCACATCTTGGAACATGGGCATTGTGTGCGGTCGGTACATGCAGAAATCAACGCCATTATTCAAGCCGCGTATGTCGGTCGGGCAACAGATGGAGCCGTGTTGTATGTGACTCATTTTCCATGCCTGAGCTGTACCAAGGCGCTGATCAATGCAGGCATACAGCGCATTGTGTATCGAGAGGGCTATCGTATCCATCCGTTAGCTACTGAAATGTTGGAACAATCAGGTATTAATATTAAGGAGTGTGATGTGTGATTGACGGTCTACAATCTTCCTGGTGGTAGTGAAATTTACGGTGGTGCTGATCTCATGTCGTTTCGTTCAGATGATAACACGGTATTTATTGTGTATTGCGGTGAACGAACTGGACACAAATTCGGTACGCATATTGTACGGTGTTTTACTCCTAATAGGGCTGAGTATATCGACCTTCCTTCGTTTTTTGAGGGGCGCGCTGGTTGCGCGGTGGAGCCAGATGGCTTGTATGTGTCGTGGCCGTCTGCTGATGCAAAGGCACTTGTGCGTTACAAAGTACCTGGCTATGTAACACCTGGCTATCCGTCAAACGGGCAACAAGTTGCACCACTTCCGCCTGCACCGAGTCAGCCAGCCAGCACCGTAGATGCCACAGCACGGCAACAGATAAGCGAGTTGAGAGCGCAAATGGAGCGAGAAGTCAAGGCATTGCGCAACGAAATCGATGTACTGAAACGTAGGCCGGTCATGACGGAGCAGGCCGTAAAAGATTATGTTTGGACATGGAGTAACCGTCGAATCTTTTGGGATTTAACTGCTGACACACAGGGCGCTCTTGCAAACACCATTCGCGCAATGATTAAACAAAAGTAACTTTAATCACCGGACACGCCCATGGCACAATCACCATGGGCGTGTTTTTTTTGCTTAAAATGGGGGTATTGACAATATCTTACCGATGTGGTAATGTGTTGTCAGGTAACAACGTACCTGGGAAGGCATCTACTATGTGGAGTAACTGTATTAATTGTGGCGAGCTGCATCCAGAGGTGGGTGCATTTTGTAACTATTGCTTTGATCGGCTGTATCCTTACATTCAGCCAGAGCCAGAGCCAGAGCCAGAAAAGGAAAGCAAGTAAACATCGGAAACGGTATACGTATTTAGCAAGGGAAAGTAATCAATGTACACATGGGAACTGTCCACGACAACGTTTAATGATGATTATAATCTCAAGGCACAACTGGTTGCACGGGCAAAGCAGCATCGAGCACAGGATGATTACGTTCAAGGTTCCTATGGAAACTTTGATTACAATCGTTTTCGTGGTTGCGCAGTGGGGTGTAGTCTGTACGACATGAACGACGTACTTGGTATATCGTTCGATTACAGCGATCATGCCGCATATGAATATATTGGTATTCCGCGTGTTATTGCGCGATTACAAGATGGTATTTTTGAGCGCCTGCCTAATCATGAGGCCAAAAACTGGCCGGTACAATTTTGGGAAGCCATGCCGGTTGGAGTTGATCTTCGATATGTGTGGCAGCGCTTTGTCGTGGCCATGCTGACTGATTCGCAACACGGCGTTATCCGGTATGCACGCGACAAAGAAGCGGTACAGCATGTGGCTAATCTGTATCAGCGGTATATTGATGGCGATCAGCCGTCTAACAGTGAGTGGCGTGCTGATGCTGATGCTGCTGCTGCTGCTGATGCTCGAATATGGCAGCGCGATACACTGTTAAAAATCCTCAGTGAAGCCGCATGAAACTATCGTACACGATCACAGAAGCCAGTATCCTAACTGGCTTCTGTCGCACTACACTCTACGAGGCTATGAACCGTGGCCTGTTGCGCTATGGCAAGTGTGGGCGACGGCGTTTTATTCGACACGAGGCATTAGAGCAATGGCTTAGGAGTATGGAAAATGAATGCACGCATTAAGCAGTTGTGGCTAGACGCGCTGGAAAGTGGCAAATACAAACATGGTATTAACGCACTGCATTGGAGTAATGACACTTACTGTTGTTTAGGTGTACTCTGTGATTTGTATCAGCAAGAAACGGGAAATTTGCGATGGGAACGCATGTACAGTGATGATTACGGCGTTGAAATATATGCTTTTGGTGTAGATATTGATGACGATCCGGAAGGAAGTGTTTTACCACTTCCTGTTGCTGAATGGGCCGAATTGTCTTCCAGCCCAATAAGTTATGATGGAGGCGTATTGACAGAAATCAATGACAGTGCTCGGGACTACGGCCCTGCTATCGCATTTATTAAGGAGTATTTGTAATGAATTGGATTCGTGTTGGAAATATACGTATCAATCTAGAACACGTAACGCACATTGAAGAGCTAGAGGAATGGCCGATGTGGTTAAATCCTGATGAAGCACGGGCTGGGGGTGAAATTAAGCCCTATGTAGCCGTGTATTTGAACACAACAGATGAAGATGGACAGCCCATCTATTTGGTATTCAAAGGCCAGGATCGGGAACGGTTTAATCATGCGTTCGATCTTACTGGTGTCAGGGTAACTGGATTTTAAGGTACATTCAAACAGATACACAAAAAAATGCTATAATCCTCCAAGAACGTTCTTGGAGGATTTTTTATGCCTAAGAAACGCGGTCAAAATGAAGGCACTATTGGGCAGCGCAAAGACGGGACATGGTACGCAGCTGTATCACTTGGCAATGGGAAACGCAAGTGGAAATACGGCAAGACACGCAAGGAAGTTGCAACCTGGCAAGCGAATATCTTGGCTGAACTTAATCGTGGCTCTGAGCCAATCGACAATAAAATGACAGTCACGCAGTACATGGCGTATTGGCTAGAGCATACGGTCAAACCAGGCAAGGCGCGAACCTACGAAAGCTACCGTGATATGTCTCGACTGCATATCGAGCCGCATATCGGCCATATCAAACTTGTAAAGCTCCGGCCACAAGATATACAGCATTGGCTCTCAGAACTGCGTGACAAGCGTTCTAAGAAACGTGACGCACTCTTGAGTACTCGTACCATCGAATACGCGCATGGTGTTTTGAGTCGAGCACTCAACGACGGTGTACGTCTCGAAATGGTGCAACGGAACGTGGCTGAACATGTTGATGTGCCAAAACCAAGAAAGTACAAAGTGCAGCCGGTATCCATTGAGCATATCCGACAACTACTCGATGGCGCACGCGGTACACGGCGCTATGCACTCTATGTCATTGGCGCATCACTCGGCCTTCGACGTGGCGAATTAATCGCGCTGAAGTGGGCCGATGTTGATATGCAAGCTGGCACGCTGCATATTGCTGATGCAAAAACCGAGAGCGGTGTTAGAACGCTTCCGCTTGCGCCGTGGCTTGTACAAACACTTGAGGTGCATAGGGCTGTGCAAAATGAGGAGCGCGATGCACCAGGATGGAAAGATCATCAACTTGTATTTCCATCTGAAGTTGGCACACCGTACAACCCGCATAATCTCTGGCGGTCGTTCAAGGCCGACTTGAAGCGAATCGGGCTGCCGCAATCGATCCGATTACATGATCTTCGCCATGCGGTAGCATCGCTTATCGCCCAAAGCGGGTATGCCTCGACAGTGGCGCGTGATGTACTCGGCCATAGCACTACCAGCATCACGGAGCGCGTGTACATCCATTCGTACAGCGCTGATGAGCGCGCCGCATTGGAGGATGTGGCTAGGAAGTTGCAGGACACATCTGAGTAATTATCACCTAAATATCAGGTATTTATCATTCAACAATCAAGTTGTTTGATTTATACTGTGTTCAGGTCGAAGCAATTGAACTCATCAAGGAGTAAAAGACATGGACGCCAATCGTTTTCAAGAGCTTTCCCAATTGTCGGCAGCCCAACGTATCGCAGTTAAAGGTTACGAAAATTATATGGATGCATTCTGTGCATCCTGCGGTGAGGACATTCGTGGAGACGGATACGCAATTGGTAAATTCTTTTGCTCAACGTGTGCCTATGATAATGGCACCGATTGTTCTGTATGCGGATGCGACGGAGGCAACGGTGCTGGTGGCTACAGCAACTGCTGTGGTGGAACAATGGGAACCAATATCAAGGAGTAAACACGATCATGTTTGGTGATATTAGACTATGTGAAAGCGGATACACGTACACGGCACCACACGTACAGCCAGAATCCAACGAGGTATTCAGCACCGAAGCAGGGGCGCAAAAAGCGTATTGGCGTATTGTCGAGATCATGGAGGTAATCAAGCGCGAAACACCAAACCGCAAGCGCTACGAGGAGTTGTGCGCGACGTATGGCGTTCAACCCAAAACGCAATTTGATTACGGCGATTCGCATTTTGATATTTCGGCTTATGAACAAGGTGAGCGTGCAATCGAGCTAATAATTCATCGTCGTCGCGTCATCGCCATGGAGCAAGAGGTGCAAGCCGACAAGGAAGCGGCGAAAGCGGCGACCAATGCACGCCTTGCAGCACATGCCAAGGCAATACAGGAAGAGGAAGATCTAGACGGCCCAACAGGGCACGGGTGGTAATGCAATCAATGAGTGAAAGTATAAACACAAAGGCGCGCAGCGACTCTATCCGAGTCGCTGCGCGCTTGCTGCTTGTCGAGCACAATATTCAGCAAGGTGATGCATTGCCTGTTGAAGTAATACGTCATCTTGCCAGTGAATTGGCAGCGCGTATCAATTGCCATCCAACCACAGCACGCCGTCATCTCGTTGCAGTACACACGAGCGCGGCAGTAGACCGTGGCGGCATACGATCTGGCGCTGGCAGACCACAAGGCAAGCACGAGCACGAGCCATGGCGGGTAGCTGTGCCGTCGCCCAAACCTGACAGGCAGCGCTATCAACGTGCGCTAGCTCTGTCGGGCATGCATCGAAATCTTTTGAAACTCGGAGATAAACCGCGCTATGCCCGTCGTGCTGTGTATTGGCAGCAATGCATTGATAACTGGCAAGCGTATTTGGATGGCAAAATTAAGCCACCAAACGGGCGAATGAAGTGAATTATCACCTCTTTATCAGGTATTTATCATTCAACAACCAAGCTGTTTGATTTATACTGTGTTCAGGTCGAAGCAATTGTACATGGGAGAATACTATGACTGTCCAACAGGCGTTTGAGCACTTTATTGCCGATGATGGTGGGAAGACATTTGAGGAAGCGGTAAAATCCTCAACAACGGCAGGGTTTAACGGTAGTGGTTACACGGTTGAATTGTGTGAGGATGGAACGTTCAGGGTGCTATGGGATGGTATGATTGGAAATCAGTATTATAGTCCTGGTATCCTGCTGAGTATCCCTCAGTTTGATCAGGACACGATCAACGACATGGACACATACGGGGAAAATGTAGATTTGAGCTTTGCCATGGCTTATGTTGAAGAGTCAATGCGTGAGCAACTTGCATATACTTGTGAGAAAGCACTATGAGACTACAACATTTTGAGCGCGGGGAATGGATATTGCCGGGTAATCACGGAATGCCAAGAGAGGACACGCTCGGAGGTGAACTCATCGCGTGGTCGTTTCTGAACTTCTATGTAGTTGCAATTTGGCATGAAGACCATGGTGATGTACGGGTTGAATGGCATGCACTTGCTGGCAATGCAATTGCGTTAGATCCTGAGCATGGATTTCGGCTCCGAAACGAGCAAAATGAGATTGTGGACTGGCATTGCAGCCCTAACGGGTGGCATGTGTTAGCCTGCAAGTAAGGTCTTGGTTGTTGTAACATTGTTGTAACGCAAGAAAAAAAGCCCTCGTTCGACAATCGATCGAGGGCTTTCTAATGCGGAGCGGGCGATGGGACTCGAACCCACGACATTCTGCTTGGAAGGCAGATCATTGCTTGTTTGTGTGTATCCGCGTGTGTCGTTTATGGCGACACAATGAGCAATATCGACTATCCACATTCCGTGGGTGATTGTGTGTGTACGTCGGTGTTGTTGTAACGTTGTTGTACTAGCGCGCCCACACACTGAGCGAGTGAACCCACCAATCACCTGCGCTGCTGCTTGTCCAACGTTGGCCGCGAACCTTGATTGCTGTGGTGCCTTCCGGTATCGGCATCCAATACGAGCTGAACCGTTCCGGCTGATTGTTTTCCTGCTCACGCTTGACGGCTGGTTGCCATGTATTGCCACCGTCGAATGACACCTCGATAGCATTCCCGATAGCCAAAAATCGAACGATAGCGCCTGCTGGTGCAGGCCGCTCAAGTGTCAATGTGTCGTTCGTAATTGTGAGCGATGCGGCACGCGGCGCGCTGCGAATGATTTGGAATGGCAATGCTGGCTCCATGCGGACATTATCCCAATGCCAGGTATTTGGCTGACATGGTGTACGCCCCGCGATGCAGCCCTTCAGCGGATTGTAGGAGTGATGACCGATCTGTACCACGCCGCTATTCCAGTCGAGCGACGTAGCCAACGGTAGATTATCAGCCCAACAGTGAGTATAGTCGGGCATGCAAAACGAGATGTGTGTGCTCGATAGGCGTAGCTCAAACGTGTCGCGCCGCACATAATCCGGTGTTAATACATTCTCGTAGACGCGGCCACCGACAATGGAACCAGGCACCGGCGATGAGACATAATTCACGACTTGATTGACGTTAAACGTGGTCTTGCCGTTGAACTGATTCATGCGAATGTGGATGGCGTTGCGCGGCTCGCCATTCCCATCGGGAAACGATCCATCAGAGGGATACGACAACACATCGCCCCATGGCGTGATCCAAATATCCCACCAATCGCGGCTTGTCGTTCGCATGGTTGAAACGTCAAAACGCAGTGTAGCTGTGTTTTGCGACCAATCGAGCATGGCATTAGGCGCAAGGTACACAATCGCGTAGTCAGTTCCCTTAATAGCCGTCATGAGATGATTACGGCAGATGAACGCGGTTTGTGTGTAGGTTGTGATCGTGTGCGCGCCATGGACATCGCATGTTGCACCGTCATGTTGCGCATCCATTGGCTCAGGAACTTGTCGATACAACGGATCACGGCTGTGCGCCATAATATCCCATTGGCTGCTTGAGAAGGCTAATGGTTGTGATGGCAATCCGTCAAACGTTTCCAGGAACACCACAGGAGTGGCTGTAGGAACCGCCGTAGGCGTGGGCGTCGTAGTGGCCGTGGCGCTCGCTGTAGGTGTTTCTGTGGGCGTTATAGAGGCTTCTGACGTGGGTGTAAAAGTTGCGGCAGCCGTAGATGTTGCTGTCGAATCTACGGTATTTGTTGTCGTGGTCGTAGCAGTGCTTGTAACGACTTCCGTAGGTTTCTCAGACGGCCCAGGAGGGATTGTAGGTTCAGTGGTGTGTGTTGGCTCTAGCGTAGCTGTTTCGGTGGCTGTAGGCGCTTCTGGCGTGTTTGTAGGATCTTCGTGATGTGTAGTGGTCAATTCTGCTGTAGCCGTTATGACGTGAGCTGTCACAAATACAGGCGGAGGCGCATCAGTCGAGGAACCATGCGGGAGAACAATAACAACAGTAACAATAACGGCGGCGACAGCACCAGCAATCCCAGTGCGATTCAGAGATCATCAACTCCTTGGAGATATTCTAGGATTATTTCAATAGTTGGGATGGCTAGCGTTATCGTCAACCATCCCAACAAAGAGGAAACATGTTACCTGATAAGCGCCTTCACACGCCGCTCAATGCGTTCTGCAATCGCCTTCAATTCTCTTTGTTCCTCTCCCGTGAGCAGCACCGTCAACTGTGCAGAAAGCGTACCAAACACTTCATCTTTGGCAACCTTGAAAGTCAGTAGCTCAGGATTAGTAAGATCAATCGAACTTGACGGGGAGACATTCGATAACGACACCGTTGCATCGACAAATTCCAGATCACGCTCACGAACAGTACCGGCCATATTTGGCGCGGCATGGCTAAAAACACCAAAATCCCCAAATGCAGCCACCACATCAGCCATACGTATACAGTCACTCCTTTGATTTTTATAATAACAATATTGTTGGGCTTTGAAGGACTCGAACCCTCTACCCGTGTCTTACACAGGGCCGCTGATCAGTCGGCACGCAGTTTACCTACTACGCTTTAAGCCCGCAAGAGTAGCGTCTCTCCGCTACGTGTCGCACCACTTGCAGTATCTAGAATGCTTGGCAGGTGTCGCCGTGAATGCGCGGTGTGTGCATGCGCCTCGCCTAGTTGGATTAGCGACGGATACGATCAGGTTATACAACGCTATCGTTATATAGTACTCCCTACGGCCCAACACCGACAGCCTCACCCACATGCACACATAGCTGTTTTTTTACCGCGCTGCACCGATCATTACCTGTACAGTGACAAGTTCTCCACTTGTCAGCAGATCGGCAGAGATTACGAGTGCGGATTACCGATCCCGCGCCGTCATTCCAACGGCGGTCTTATCCGTTCTACTCATGGCCCACAAGGAACCTACAGCAAGGCGTTTACATCCCTTTGTTCCTGCTTACTCCATACAGGTTGAATGACAGAGAGGCACGGTGCCATTCAAAGCGGTTAACCTAGACATGCCTAGTATGCCCTAACTGGTGGAAGCGGCGAGAGTTGCACTCGCGTCTAGAGCGGAGCTGTGCGCTTTCGTGCTCATCGCGCCCTATCGAAACCTACTGCGCTCCCATGGGCCTACTAATCAACGTATGACCTCGCTGCACCCTCGGGACTAGTCTTGCGTTCGGCTCACCCACAGTATACCATAGCGGTAAGAAATGTCAAACTTCTTCAGGAAATGCCAAGTGTAAAGAGTTTTGGTTGATCATGTGAGTATTTTGTCACTAGACAAGTATCTTACCGATATGGTAAGATTGTGTCAGGGAACATACATATCGAGCAAGGACAATTACCATGCTGCCAGTCGTCAAACATCTTTTCCGCCGTTACAAGTATGACGCAAAGCGCCGTGATCTGTCATTCGAGCTTGATATGGATGTGTTCGATACACTCATTCAGCAGCTGTGCCACTACTGCGGCTGTGCTCCATCTGGCGTGTACTGCCAGCCGCAATACAAAATCAACACCGTTGTATATCAAGGTATTGATCGTGTGAATAATCGACACGGATATACTGAGGCCAATGTGGTAGCGTGCTGTGCAAGTTGCAATCGAGGCAAGCGCGACATGGAGTACAAAGTATATCGCTTGTGCAGGTTACGCGCCTTGTCTCGTTAGACAAGTAGACAAGTCAAGTACTTGTTTTGGCAAGTCAAGAAACAAGGCTTGACTTGTCTACTTGATTTGCCCGGACTTGCCACCTCACTTGTTTTTGTACTTGCCTTTATGAGTAGTTGACTTGCCTGAATTGCTCGATGAAAAACAAGTCAAGTGTTCCAGTAGAATGTTTGACTTGCATTGCGTATCAAGTGTGCAAGTCATTGCCCTACTTGTTTTTTGCCAAGTCAAGTACAAGCATGAGATTCTTGTCTGCTGCACACGATTATGCCCGATTGAAATGGTCTGCAAAAACTTAAGTTTTTGCCCACAAGCGACTTAAGTTTTTGAAAAGCGCATGGAAAACTTAAGTCGCCTAATAAAAAACTTAAGCCTCGATTTTAATGACTACAAAGCCAAAAGAAAGCCCCGAAAGAAAAACTTAAGTTTCATCTCGCGGGGCTTAAGTCGCCCAAAATGGGCTATTTCAGGGCCTTTTTGAGCATTCCAGAAAAAACTTAAGTTAATTTTTCTCCTTCCAACAATGCAAGAAGTTCTTGTGCTGCATAAAAATAGATACCCGTGCTTTTACCATACAATGCCTGAGCCAGTTCCACGACGCCTACCTTATCACCCATCTCTTGCACAGTCTCTCTTGCTTGTGCAAGTGTTTCTTGGTTAACAAGTCCTTGCCATCGACTTGTTTTTGTATTTCCTTCTGACTTGCCTGGAGCTTGCCTTGACTTGCCTTGACTGATTGCTTGACTTGCATCAGTCGTTTGTATGGTAAGTACTTCAGACAAGTATGCACTTGCATCGTCGTCAAGTGTGTCACTTGCTTCGCCTTGCCCGTGCAAGTCAAGTACTTGTTTTCGACTTGCCACGACACTTGTTTTTGCACTTGCTTGTGCAAGTACTTGACTTGCCATACTTGCTTGACTTGACTTGCCATACTTGCTTGTCAACTGTGCAAGCAAGCCATCCATCAGCGGATCAACAAATGGAACAAGACCCATTTGTTCATTGCCGCCCATGCCGCGCCACACGGCGACACCAGGCCGATCAATTACGCTCGGTTCATACTTGCCGTAATCATTGCTGGTGCGCGCTAGGGCGACGGCTGTACCCTCGGAGCTGTTCAGGCGGAAAGCAAAACGGTTTGTCAGGTTGCGACTGATCTGTGTGCTCATCGCCTCAACAGTAGCATGCTGCGTTGCTACGAGAATATCAAAACCAGTAGCGCGGCCCATGCGTGTCAGTGTCGAGACAAGACTCTTTGCCTCTTTACTGAAGTCTGCAATTTCATCAACAATAACCACAATGTACGGCCATTCAAAACCATTTACACTTCCATTTCTTACTTTTTCATTATACAGATCAATTTTCTCTACGTGCGCGGCTTGTAATGCTTGGCCGCGCTCCAACATCAAACGCACATACACCTTGAGACCTTCCTCAAGTGCATCAATCGGTTTTTCTTCATCGAGTATTTCAGGGCCTGTAAAATACAGTTCGGCATGATCGATCTGATGAATCCACCAGTAATCAGCACCGCCCTTTGCATCGAACACGACAAGCCGCATGTTCTCAGGCCCTGCTAGGAGCGACATAAGCGCATAGTAGCGAAGAAAGTTACCCTTCCCTCCATTTGTGGTGCCAAGAACAGCTTTGTGGCCGCTGCCCATGCGATGATAGAGATACTGTGTGCCGTCAAACAGCACAGGAATATTCAAGCGATCCCGCGTGTCATCAACAGGATCGGGCGCATGTGCTGGCAACTGCGCCATGCGATCCTTGGTGTTTGCGCGTGTATCTACGTCCTTTACACGGCCTTCTGATGCCTGATGTGCTGGTTGCTTTACTTCCTGCGGCTGCCGGATTTCTGATGCAGCCTCACGCTCTCGTGGCATAGATTCACGCTCTTGTACAACATACACAGATTCCTGGCTTGTAATCGCTGGTGCTGGCCTCTCCCGACGCCGCTGTAGATGGAACAGACCGATACGAAATACAGCCCAAAGCCATGCAAGGATGGCTAGTGCTGGATTGCCATATTCAGCCACGTCAACGCGCTCTACAGGCATTGTAGTAGGCGTTACACGGCTGTATTCGCTGTGTGCGGTCTCAGGCCGCAAAAGCGAGCGAATAACCAGCACAATAAACAGTACAAAGAAAAATATAACAACAAATCCTTCTAGGCCCATACAACATCCCTTTCAATATATCCACTTGACAAATCGCTCTTTTTAGTGTAAGCATATTCCCATTTTTGTCAAGAGTACACACAAAAAAAGAGACGGGCGATAATGCCCGTCTCGATGTTGCCGTGTCGCTTGTGTATTAGTCCTCCTTCTGATACATCCTTCCACGAACCGCATGCTTAAACTGTGCTACTCGTTTATCCAGTGTCCATAACAGCTCGGGCAGAGCGGCGATCAACACCGCAATACATACCGTGGTGAGCATAAAGCCGTTTCCAGCCTTGATTTCATTCATATTCCAGCCGTACCAGCCCGCTAGCACTCGTGTTGATTCAGATGTTGCAATGCCATCGGCAATTGCAAAAGCACCAGCCAGATTGATATACACGTCAATGCCAAGCCCTAGTAATCCGGGCAAGTGAATCACATAGCCGCGCCAGATCGGGCTCTCCAACTTTGTCAGTGCCACTTGAAGTGCAAGTGATACCACAATCTCTACAGGCCAGCGATACCATTGATTAACAAGAATATCGAATGCAAGACCGTGTATGAATGCGGTCGTGAGCGTCAATCCAAACAGCCAGAATACCGCGCCGCTCCACTTCGCAATATCCATATTCGGTATAGGCGGCGCTGCGGTAGCAGGTTGCTGCTTTACTGCCTGTTTTGTTGCCTGCTGCCCTTGGTGGCCCCGTACAGGCGCAACCCGTGGGCCATGCATGACTGGCGATCCTGAACCATGTGGGGGCGTTTGAACCTTATTCTCTGGTGCGTTCATGAGCACTCCATACATACAACGGTACAATGATACACACAAAAAGCGTAAACCATATCGTAACTGCCAGCATGTACATATCCTGCCGATCACCTAAGAGATATGTATGTGTTAATTCGATACCAAACACATGTGTGATGAGGCACAATGTCACGACAACAAACCAGAATACGATATGTCTCATTATCCGCTCACTTTCTTATATTTGCTAATGTACTCACTGACACGCTGCGCTGTTACCGGCTCCGCATCGGTCGATACTTCATCGGCGATGCGCTTTGCGCTCCATCCATCAACCCATATGCCTTGATGATTGTATCGCTCGAATAGTGCAATCACGGCATCGCGCTTGGATGGCTTCCCGCGCTCCACTGGTAAGCGTGTTGTAATCAGCGGTGCGTGTTGCTGTTGCGCTACAACACGATTATGCTCTGCCTGTAACTCGATCATAATCTGCTGCTTCTCACGATTCAGTTGCGCTGCATTTTCCCGTGCAGCCTGCAATTCAGCGCGCAATGCCTCAAGTTCGTTTACACTCATCTCGTGTTGCTCTTTCTCCTTGTTTTTCGATGCTTGGATGATGCCTTTCAATGTTGTCACTTCAACGAGTAACGCAAGTCGAGCCGCATCCGCTGTTTGCCGTGCGTGCTCGATGGCCCACACGCTCACCGGAATAAGTGGAGCAAGTAACAATCCTGTTGCAAATGACAGGAACGGCAAAAAATCCCCAACCATATCGGGCAGTCCTGGACTGTAGCGCATCACAAACAGCAAATTGAGCATGCCTGTAAGCACGTAAAAAAAGATGACCACATGATTAGGGCGCGTGTCACCAGCATAACGAGCTGTACCACGAACCGATACCAGATAGGCAGCAGTCGCATCAATCGAGAGGATAAGAAGCGCAGCTGCAACGTGATAGATCCATCCCCACAGTTCTAAATCCTGCACTTCTCCTGGCTTAATTGATGCTACTGTGTGCCAGAGATGGACAAAACTTACGAGAAGGACGCCAAAGAGCAAAGGCCGACCCACCCCTACAAGGCGCTGTGCGCTGTGTAGGGCCTCACTTTTGGCTGTCAATAGTCCGATCTTATGCGCGTGCTGTGCTTCTGCCGTCGATAAAATGCTTGTGTCGAACGTGAACAGACTGAGTGCTTGACTCGATTGCGATGCTGCCATGTATCACCTCCCTTGCTGACATCATTTCTAGACATCATATCACAACACGAAGCATCATGTCAATCGCTTACGGCGCTTCCACGAGGAACTAATAACGTCGGCTGCAATATGTGCGTCACTGCCAATAATGAAGCCAAAAAGCGCAGCGGAAAACGCATCAGAGTGCCGTACAGCGGCGGCTGCAATTTCGTGTACCCACATCCCCGCCAATGCAAGACCTCGTGTTACAGCAAGGCTGTACAGGCACCCTACAATCAACAGGATGCACGCAATATACACAAGCCGGAGCAGCGCGCCGATAACAAAGCCATGACTTACCCAGTGGCGATGCGGTACAAGCTGTTTGTATGGCTTCCATAGTGCTGCTAGCGCGCCCCAACGATGATGTATCCAGCTGTCAAGGTCAAGATCAGGACTGAACCATAGTCCTGAAACAATACAACTGGTGCCAGCGATAAGGCCCAATGTTGCAGCATGTTCATTGCCTGCATGCTGCTGCGCAAACGAATACGCCGGAGCAAGGAGCGCCCCGGCGATAATCGTTATTCTGTCGTGCGTTGGCGTGCTAGGCACGCTGCACATCCCCCCAAAGTGCTTGTATCCAGTTATAGTGCATCCTAGCTGTGGGATGCCGAATCTGCTCAAGCATAGTCAAAATGCCCTTTGTGTACATTCGCCGTATACCGCATGCGCGATCCCATGCGATGATACGTTACCTCCTTGTCGTCGCTCTCGACGCGGCTAATGGTAAACGCGGTGTAGTCGATACCAAGGACATGATCACCTACGGCGTACATACAGGTTCCTCCATCATAATGAGCTTGCGTAACGACTTCGGCCAATTAATCGGCATGTTCCACTGAGCAGGAACGTGATCAAGAATATCAATCAGGTGATCAACTTGGCGAAGAAACTCTACACCTTTGTTACTCTCAATGCGCTTGACTAGACCGTGCTGCCCTTTTGCCCACAGCCAGCCCAGAGCCATCCGCATTTCTCTTTCAAGTGCTTCGCGATGCTGTGAAGCTGGCATGTCCAGTTTGCACACAATATCGCTTTCGTGGCACCAGATACCACTATCGCCGCGATATACCTGTTCAGCGCGTTGCACGCCTTTGACTGTGAATACAACACCGTCCCATGTCAGGAGTGAGTCGCCAATTTTGTACATTGCTGTTTTTCCTGTTTGGTATCAAGCGCGGCAGCCGCAACTACCGCGCTCGCTAAGTTCATCGCCCCTGTGGGTTATTGTGTGCCGTACAGCCGTGATGCTCACAGCTGGTACTCTCATCGCCGCGTGAAGCCCACTGAATGTCACCAGCAGCTAATGGATCGCGTGCATGTTTGCAGCAGAGCTGCACTAAGCAGCCTTCATCATCGCTGGTGTACTGCTTATCCTCGGTGAAGTCGTAGTACCAATTGCACAGTTCCTTGCTCATTACAGCACCTCCACGGTTAGCGCCTTATATACGAGAGCGTCAAGTGCTTGTTCGGCTGATTGGTAATCAGGATAGAAGCCGACAAGTGAGCCATTGAGATAGGCGGCAAAGTCCTTGGTGATGTTGTCGTACTTGATTTCTTTCGTGTACATTGCCGTGTCCTTTCGTGTGCGCTTGTTCTTACACAAACATCTTACCATATCGGTAAGATAATGTCAATGACCGTTTTGTAATGTTTGTATTGAGGTGCAAACACCGACTTTTAAGCGTAAGAGTTCGCCGATTCAGAGAACATCTACACGATACACGCCTGCAAGACCGCCTAGAACGTCACAGGAAGGCTCAGGACGCACGAAAAGAGCACGAACAGGTATTTCCTCGTTCGTGCTCTTTTCGTGCGTCACAAGCCCGCTGAGGGGCTGATATTTTATTTTCCGGCAACCGCAACTATTCTGTTTGACACGTATACCAATGTACGTTAAAATGGAGGCTCATCGTCTAAAGAGTGTGCTTGTGTTTGTGCTTGTGCAGCGTGGTAGTACTTGGAAGCCTGGATGTTGGCAGCATCCGGGCTTTTTCTTTGCGAACGAGTAGCCAGAAACCAATCTACTGCATCCTTGCCACCGACATACAGATCGATGAATACATCCACATCAGTAACGTCATATGCATCGCAGATCTGTGGAATAGTGTACGCCAGGACTTCGTCGGGTTCTACCGAGTCAATGAGGCGCTTCTGATCGTCATGTAGATGACGTGGTAGACCGATGTCTTGCAAGCTTTCACGGAACGTTCTTACACATAGCGAGTCTTCTTTTGCGGCAGGTACAGCAGTAACGCTCTGCTGCGATGCCTCTTGCGCTCGTGGTTGCTGTTGCTCCTGCTTTTGTTTATTTGAGGTATTAGACCATCCACCTTCTCGATACACCAGCGGAATAGGTTCGCCGCCTGTGATACTTGCGGGAATATCGTTCATGATGTAGCGCGTAAATGATCGCTGGCCGCTGCGCTTGATCGTTTCTTGTGTGATAAGTCCTACTTTTTCAAGTTTCTTGGTCGCTCGGCGAACCGTTTCAATATCAACCAGATCGTCAGGATTGCAGGCATTAATATCCTCACAAAGCGTTTCAAGCGAAGGATGTACACTTCCCACACTCCAATCGTATAACCGCATGGCATTCCATACAATTTTCTCAACCGGCCCTAACTTGCGCGTAAGGAGCATAATGCGTTCAATTTGTGCATAGTCTTGTCGAATGGCGTTCACAATGCCTTCTCCACATGCTCACGTTTTCCTACAATGCGTTCCACCTCCGAACGATAGACCAACCGTTGCCCGCTTGGTAATGTCAATGTCTTAATCAGTCCCGCAGCTGCCCATCGTCGTATCGTTTGAATGTGGACTCCGATCAATCGAGCCGCTTCACCCGTTTTCAATTTCTCTTCCATCATCACCCCCTCTGTTTTTCAACTGACTATATGTTGCTATTGTAGCACTTGTGGTGATAGAGTCAAATTATGCATTCCGCTCAATTCCACCACGTTTATGAGGTGAAACATTTCACAAACACACATAGAATACTGTTCCGGTGATCCTGTCGTAGATGGTAAGAGATTAAGCGCGTAGTACATCAAATAGGTTGAGGATCGTTTTTATTCTTCCCATGGATGAAATGCGTTTCGTCCAAATAAAGGAAGTACGTTCTGCCAGTCTCTCTATTACCCTGTCTAGGCATGTCCGGAATGCCTGGAAAAAGAGCGAAGCGAAATTGGGGCAGCGCGAACGCAGTGAGCGAGCAAGCGCAGCGCGCTAGTGCCGCAAAAAAAATGCGCAAAAAAAATGCGCAAAAAAAATGCAAAAAATGTATATGATTCATGTATATGATTCATGTATATGATTCCCTTAAAATTTTGTGGCATTTTACGGCTTTGAAATGGCGCAAACCCCGATTACTTCTACCGACGAAATGGTCGAAATTTCCGACGAAATGGTCGAAATTTCCGACGAAATGGTCGAAATACCTGTGTATTTCCACAGGGGTGGTGCGCGTTTCCACACTTCGCATTGAGACGCGGAATACTGCCATTCTCACGGCATGAAGAGATACGTATGATACCGTGTAATTGGCGATTTACGGCTTTGCAATGCGGGTGCGGGAATCCACAGGGGGGGTGTGGAAACGCACAGGGGTAGGTGTGGATTTACGCAGGGGGTGTTACGGTCTTTTGCTTGCACTCGTTTGTCTCAGACGGTGGCAATGTTGACATGCCTCGTACCACTGTGGTAAGATGCACGCGGTATACCTCCTTTTTTATTACAGGAAATATGGACATGACAAACAAAGTGATGTACGGGTTGTTGGCAGTACTTGCATCTGGCATGCTGGCGCTCGTTATTGGCGTTTATGTTGATGTATCTATGGCATGGGTCGTTGTATTAACTATGAGTGTCGGTATCGCTACTGCGTTCGGGCTTATTGCACGGTACAAGTAGGGTTTACGCCTTCACAAAGGGCTTGACAAGTTCTTACCGATATGGTAAGATACATCAAGTTCAGTGAAGGAGTACACGGATGCCGATTCTTATCATCAGCATACTCGCGCTCATCCTTGTAGGCCTGTTTCTCGTGTCGGTGTACACCGTGTCGTTCCAGGTGTACATCATGGCAATCACGGCGATGATCGTAACGGCGGTTGTGTTTTCAGTTATTGTGTTTTGGCCGGAAGAGTAGTAGTCCATGCGAACACAGCGAGTTAAACTGCTCGCTGTGTTCGCATGAGGGGGCTTCAATTGACAACGATTGTATTGCACGTGTCGCCAGATTGGGATTGTTTAACAGCGGCATGGCAGCTTGTTCGTTTTTATCCTGAATTCAATGATGCTGAGTTGATTTTTGTCAACACGGGCAATCCTGATCCTGCTATTCTGGCAGATGCCACGGCAGTTGTAGACACTGGAAAGGTCTATGATCGCAAAACACTACGATTCGATCATCACCAGTTGGCAGGTCACGAAGCTAATACATCAGCTGCTGAACTGGTGTACAGTTTCCTGATCTCGACAGGCGTAGCATCGGTACAGCATCTCATTCCGCTTATCAATATGGTAACAGCTGGTGATCTTGGTATTGCTGCGGATGGTGCTGATTGGTCTCGAAAGATCGGCATCCATGCGCTTTTAAGCGCGCACAAGGCCGCAAGGTGGGATGATGAGCAGTTGACGACATGGGCGTTTGATGTGCTCGATGCCCTTAATACTCAGTTGCTGGCGCGTCACCAGGCGCAGCAAGCACTTGTATCGAGTATGACATATCAAAGTGATGACGGGTATTTTGTGGTACTTGAGAATGCGCCGCCCTTTGCGACAAGCGCGGCCTATGAGCATGGCGCTCGAATGGTCATGTTTGTTAATTACGAGACAAATACGATTGGTATCCAGCGTGCGACAGAGTGGAGCGAAACGCACGTAGGCAAGCTTATTGAGCATGCTATTCAGTACATTGACAAGTCAGAGGAGGATCGTGCTATTGCCGACGAATTAACAACATGGTTCCTTCATCCGGCTGGCTGGTTTGCTGGCAGGGGAACAGCAAAAGCGCCACGGGAAGACGCGGTAACGATTGACGTTATTCGACTGGCTCAGATTATTGACTTTCTATGGAGCAGATAGCCATGGCAGAAAACAGTCACATCTCATGGACGCATCATACATTCAACCCGTGGCGAGGCTGTACAAAAGTATCGGACGGCTGTAAATTCTGTTACGCTGACGCGATGAGCAAGCGTAATCCTGGTGTGTTGGGTGTTTGGGGCGTGCAGGGATCGCGTGTAATCGCGTCTGAATCCTATTGGCGGCAGCCGCATAAATGGAATAAGACCGCTGAGAAGGCAGGAGAACGGCACAGAGTCTTTTGTGCTTCATTGGCCGATGTCTTTGAGGGGCCTGAAACAATGCCAGAAGAGGCATGGCCGCTTGTACAGGCCGCTCGTGTGCGTTTATGGGCGCTTATTGAGGAAACACCACATCTCGATTGGTTGTTGCTGACTAAGCGACCACAAAACATTGCGCGCTATATGCCAGCGCGTTGGGGAGCTGATATGTTTGTGTTTACAGCAGACAACAGTCCTACGATGCCATCAAATGTATGGGTTGGTACATCTGTTGAAAGTCAGTCCGTGGCGGAGGAACGCATCTCATATCTGGTGCAAATTCCTGCAAAGGTTCGATTTTTGAGTTGTGAGCCGCTGCTAGGGCCGATAGATTTCACGGTAACAGAACACCAGGGCGACGAATACGGTGATGGCGCAATATATTGGGATATGCTTTCTGGCTATCGTTGGATGAAAGACGGATTTGAAAAAGAGTTGGCGTGTGAACGGCCAATTCATTGGGTAATTGTTGGCGGGGAGAGCGGTACCAAAGCGCGCCGTATGGAAGCACAATGGGCGCGCTCGATACGTAACCAGTGTGAATTAGCAGGCACTGCGTTTTTTATGAAGCAAATGGGAAGTTTTGTATTTTCGGGCAAAGGTGAGCATGACATTCCAGCTGATTTACAGATACAGGAGTTTCCTCGTGGATATGGAGCGCAAGCAAGCGATGGATGAAGTTCGCAAGTAGGTAGAGTTGCACGCTATGGCGATGCTGTTCTAGCTGCAAAGGAATCTCTTTTTATGGATACTCATTTGTTGGATATGTGCCAAGAGTATGTCGATCTTGTCCAGCAAATTGGAAGCGGCCAATACAGCCTAGAAGAGCTGCGAGTGCTGGACTCAGAGCGACAGTCTACACATTTGGAACTATGCCGTATTACTGGCAAGCCGCATGGTGATGACATGGTACAATATGCCAAGGGATTATTGTACGAGGCTCGATTAAGGGGGCTGCGATGAGACAGCTGGTTCGTTCGCATCGGACATTGGGGTATCTTGTGGGGAGCGTGCCAAAGCCAGAGGACATCAAGCATCGTGAATTAAGTATTGTGGAGACCGCTGAAGGGGAATTTCAAACGTTTTATAGGCACACGCTGATGGATGTTGGGCCGGAAGAGTGTCGCTACTGGCTCATGACAGAGCTAGCGTTTCTCGTGAAGCGTGCTCAGTTTCTGGGCATGAGCCACGAGGATATAGGAGAGATTTTGGAGGAGGTCATCCAGCAACCAGCGTAATTATAGAAAAGCGCGTTTTCGTGAAATAACGATTGCGCGCTTTTTTGTTTGACATTTTCTTACCGACATGGTAAGATGTTCTCAGGTAAACAGAAAGGAGTGATATGGGAAAGGTATTAACAATGATTGAAGCTGAAATGTCCTTTGACACCACTATTCGTGATGCTATTCAGTCGGGCGATTACAACGCCTGGAAGGATCGTATTGAACAGGCTGTTCGTGATTTGTTGCTGGCCTCTGCTAGCCGTATTTATGCATCCATTGTGGATGCAGCGCTAGCATACGAGGAAGTACATGGCAGCCAGTAGTCAAATTCGGCGATTTATTGGCGGATTCGTCTTTATCATCTTACTGGCATACGCTTTGGATTTTCCGGATACATCACGCCATCTTATTATTACATTAGCAATCGCAACACTTTTCGGTCTTGCAACACTTGCGGAGAAGCAAAAATGACAACGGTGCAACAAGGTGAGTTTAAGAAAAAATTGAACTTGGTCGGTCGGTCGGTCGCAGGTAAAACGACGTTGCCGGTACTCTCAAATGTACTCATGCGCGTCGAGGATAGTACGTTAACGCTGAGTAGTACTAATCTCGACACGGCTATTACCACAAAACTACAGGCGCGTAGTACTATGGATTGGTCTGGTACTGTTCCGTTCAAACTTCTCTCCGATGTCGTGTCTGCGCTGCCAGAGGGTGACGTGACACTGGCATGGGATAATACAAAAGCAACATTGCAGGTACAGGCATCAAGATTTAAGACAAGCATTAGGGGTATTGATGCTGATGAGTTTCCATCCGTTCCCGCGATGCCGACTGATTTTGTAGATACATTTCCTAGCGCGTTACTGCTGCATGCATTTGAGCGCGTCGGTATTGCAGCGGCAACTGATGATAGCCGCCCCGTGCTCGCTGGCGTGCTTTTAGAGCGCCGCAACAATGCACTGAGTATTGCAGCAGCAGACGGTTTTCGCATGGCCGTAGAGACGCTGGCAGTTGAGGGCGAAGAGGATGCGCCGATCATTATTCCGGCGCGCACCGTGGCCCTCGTTGCATCAGTCTTACATGGCGATACGTGCCATGTTGCCATGACAGCTAATCAGGTCTTTTTTAGTGACAACGAGACACAAGTCATGTCTCGGCTAATCGAGGGAAAATATCCCGATTTCCGCCGTATTCTGCCGGATTCGTATACGGCGCGGGCAGTAGTTGATCGGCTTGCACTCATTCGAGCGGTCAATCTTGCGAAGTTGTTTGCAGTCAATGCGCAAAACGTTATCAAGCTCGAAATGGCATCGGATGGTATTACGTTGAGTGCTAATGCTGCTGAGGTGGGCGATAATCAAGGTGATGTTGATGCTGTCGTTACTGGTGTTGGGGTTATTGCCATTAACGTACTCTACTTCCTGGAAGTGCTAGCACGACTTGATACGCAAACAGTGTCTATTGAGACGCAAAGTAGCACACAGCCGCTTGTTGTGCGTCCTGTTGGTAACATGAGCGATTATGTCCATGTGATTATGCCGATGAGTTTACGATGACCACAACACAACGCACGTCAATGGTGTCTGAGCGGCTATACAAAGCTGCTCAGACACTTGACAAAACCATTCAGCAGAAACGAAATAGCAGCACAGCGCAGCAGCGGCCTACGGCGCGACGCATGCGTATCATTGATGCTATGGAGCGCGAAGCTGATATATTGGAGCAGCTGCAAGCATTGCTACGCGGGCTAGCACGGGCGCACGACATTGGTATTGTGCCGTCGTTGCTGGCAGAAGTCAAAACCAAGGCAGCCGTGGAATTACTTTGCACCTACGGAGAATGTCCAAAGCCGCACTATGATTCGTATTCAAAAGTGCTTGCGTTGGGCCTGAATGAGCATACGTATGATGCTGCTCGTGTCATGCTCCTAGCGTTAGCCCAGGATGTGCCGCAGGTGCCAGATCGTGAACGTGAGATTGTGCAACGGGAGCGCGCCTTAGTCGGCCTAGATATTCCAGGCTATTTCCCAACGCCGCAATCGGTTATTACGCGGATGTTGTGGCTTGCAGATATTCAGTCAGGTATGCGTGTGTTGGAACCAAGTGCAGGCAAAGGAAGTATTGCCGATCAGGTGCGATCTACCTATCCTGATGCGCGGCTTGATGTTATCGAGTGTAATTGGCGATTGCGCGAAATCCTTGAGCTGAAAGGCCATGTGCTGATTGCTGATGATTTTATGGAATTCGATCAGCCTGGTATCTATAATCGAATCATTGCTAATCCGCCATTCGAGCAATTACAAGATGTTGCCCATGTCCAGCATATGTATGATCTACTTAAGCATGGCGGAAAAATGGTAAGTGTCATGAGCGCATCGCCATTCTTCCAGGCGACAAAAAAAGCGGTGGCATTTCGTACATGGCTTGATGCGGTTGGTGGTATCGCTGAAAAGCTACCAGATGGGGCATTCTTGGAGAGTGATAGACCCACTGGCGTATCAACGTATCTTGTCTGTATTCATAAGGATGTATGATGAATATTTATGGATTGGCGTTATCGGCACGTAAAGGCGATCAAGTGGTGGGGTGTTGCGCCGCAACTGTTGTAGCAGAAAGTGAATTCCTGGCACATCGCAGGGGTATTGAGATAGCATTAGACGTATATTCCCCGTATGAAAACTGGACAGACCACAAGATTTCAGTGTGTATTGTGACCGAGGATCAATTTATGATGGTGCTCGAATCAAGGGAGGGTTAAACATGATACTTCCATGGGCATTTTCAGGTGAAGGGCTAGAACTGGACGAAGCTATCGGGCAGGCTATGGAATTAGTTCATGAAGATGATGACTGGCAATACAATACGAGGCTTATTAGCGTACATCCGCAAACGATTGTAACATTAACTGAATACGGTCGGTTGTGGTACACATACACAATTACATTTATTACGGAGAGTCTTTCGTGAGCCATCCATATTATCATGCAAAATCATCGGCGCGGAAGTTCGGTGGTCAACCAGAGGATTACATACACATTCACAACTGGTTCGATCAAACAAAAGCGCATCTTGCTGATTGTCGGCATCGGTTATTGCTCCACAACTCATTTGGTATTTTTCTGTGTGAGCAGATCTTTGGTGTCACACTAACACGAGTATCAGATACAAAGGAGGTGCCAACACGATTAATTGCGGAGCAGCATGTACTGGAAGATTACGGGTTTATCCCAACGTTAGAGAAGTGTTTAGGAACGATCGCAATCGAGCCATGGATGATGAAAGGCGCTCGGCAGTTGAGCGCGGAAGAAGATGACCAAGTATGAAAACACTAACGGAGCAAGAGATCGAAACAGCATTGTATGCTATGCGTGCATCATTGCATTGGCAATCATATGCTGATTTTGTACGAGAATACTACGGCGACAAGGCGCATTCGTTTAAGGTGTCTAGCGAATTAGTATATAACGACGAGTATGATGAGTTGGAGGTTGGTCTTGTTACTGTGTTTGATGAAACAGGCAAGGAAATAACTCCTGACTTGTCGTTATCTTCCTGGGCGGAATCAATCGCATTACACAATCAAAGAGTGGCGGAGGATGTAAATGGATATTATACAAAATACCCTTCTGCGCGTACATTTGATTATGAAGAAGGTCTATATGAGGCTAAAAAGGCATTGCAACCCATTGGCCCACCAGAACACCCGCAAACATGGCGTGTATCTACGCCGCCAAAATTACCAATTCTAGTTATGATGGAGGATAACTGATCATGCGACCTGATTACGAGGCTAATAAAATCGAGGCTGATAACTGGTATGTCGAACACGGATATGCCTTTCCTGACTTTGATGATGTGGTGCAGGATGCGATCAATGATGGTTCCTATAGGTTGCCGACATTCGGGGAGCGGTACGACACATTGACTGTTGATCTTGTAAATCCACCAGCACGGCCACAGTTGTATATCGAGAAGTGATCGTATGCGTCAGGCCACAAGGAGAAATGATGGGATACTACACCTCATACAAAATCGAAGTGATTGCAGGGAATGAGCCTGCAATGTGGCGGGATCGTCTTGCCGATATATCAGGATACATTGATTGCGTCTCTGTCAAAGTCAAATGGTACGATCATAGTGAGAGCATGATCAAATTGTCGTACCTGTTTCCTGGTGTCACATTTCAGGTAACAGGTTATGGTGAGGAAAATGGCGACGTGTGGCGAAAGTACTACCGAAGCGGTATAGAGCAAGTAGCTGAAACAAAGATCGTTCATTCACCCTGTACACTATAACAGCAGAGGAACTGAATATCCTTCAAGGAAATTAGTCGTACTGGCTTCTTTTTAGCCCATTGGAAAAACATTTCCAATGGGCTATTTTGGTGCTTGACAGTATCTTACCGACGTGGTAAGATACTGTCAGTTGCATCCGCCGCATCCTGTTTAGGGAGAAAAATCATGACAATCCGCATCAACCGCGACACGCTTACTACTCGATCTGCTTATGAAGTTCATCACACATTGCAGGGGCATATGCGTTTCGTGCAAGGTGCATGTGCCGTATCTTGTGAGGGAAGCATGGCCGTTGATTGTGGGGCTGGCTTAGTAGACGTGAACTTCAAGGCCACTAATGCGCAGGGATGGATCTACGACAGCGATGGCATCATTATGTCTGTGGATTATGTAGCACAGGATGAGGAGTAAGCTCATGGCGTACAAATTAGATTATGTACACAAGGCATCGTACAGTGTAATCGACGGCCAAGTTGTGACTAGAGACCATGCAGTTGCTTATCTTCTTTCCGGTAAGTATGGGGATCATATCGATTTAGAAATTGCCCGCATTACGTTTCAGGGTAAAAACATAGCCGATTGCGTGAATCGGCGCGATGCTTGGCTTGAATCCTCAGACGGTAAATTGTCCCTAAGCATTGCTGAGAGTGAATTCGGCATTGATCGCACACGTCCCGACATGTTTTGCGTCTATCATTACAGCGAAAGGACGCCAAGATAATGTATCAGCTCAAAATTGAGAAGGTGCGTAACTGCGCTACAATCGGTGAGGGTGTTGTCCAGTCTCTTCCGGCTTGCCCGCCTTACATCAACTCAGATCGGGAGTGGGCGATCCATAATGCACGTACTGCATCAGTGCATTATGCAAATGATTATGTGGTCTACATCCAGGAGGTTGAAAGCGGGAATTTGGTTGGCAGTTGCGAGTATCGTGAAGTGATGATAACACGCTAATGACATGGTAAATACGACACGGCGGATGGACGAAACCCCATCCGCCGTGTCGTATTTTGGTGCTTGACAAGTTCTTACCGATATGGTAAGATACTATCAGTTGATAGATGCACTAGTCACGAGGATACCACCATGCAACGCCAATACTTTGCCGCTACCACCGTCGAGGACATCAAAGTCGAGTATCGCAAGCTTGTGAAGGAATACCATCCTGACTTACATCGTGGAGAAGAGGATGTGTATACCGAACACATGAAGCGAATTAACAATGAGTTTGAATGGCTGGTAACAGGCGCATATCGTGCTGAAAGTGGTGAGAAGTACAGCCGTGAAACAGAAGAATCCATTCTCAACTTGCAGGCTATTCTCGATCAGATCATTGCGCTTCCTGGTGTCGAGATTGAAATTTGTGGTACTTGGATATGGGTAAGTGGTGACACCTATCCCGTCAAGGATCGGCTTAAGGCAGCTGGCTTCCTGTTCAGCGGGCAAAAGAAGATGTGGTATCACACTGGTGGGGGTGAGCGCAAAAAGCGCCGTGGCACCATGGATATGGATGATATTCGTGATAAGCACGGCAGCAGGAAGGTAGCTGGTAAAACTCGAATGGCATTAGCGTGATACGCATTTCGACTCGGCTAGGCGTGACACTAATGCCTAGCCGAGTCGAGGGGAAACAGTTCATGATTGCTTTTATATTCCGCGTTACTACTGTCGAGATGGCGCAAGCGAAAATTAAAGAATTCATCGACGCGGTGCCTGATTTTGAATACAGCGTCAAGGAGTATCAAGTCAACGGGCGAACCGTGTTTGATGTGATATGTGATGAAATTGTCGAAATGCGCGTGGTAGTGTAGTTGTAATCAATAAAGGAGCATGAGAAAATGTTGATTACGTTGTTACTTCCATTCCTCATAGGCGGCATATCTTTTTTGTTTAGCGTTCTTTTGGTTGTACTGATTGTTTTACTGCAAAGAGTTAGGAAGGTGCCAGAATTGGCATCAAACATTTATCACCTTGTATATGTGTGTGTGATCGGTGTTGTGTGTAGTTTTGCCTTGTTTGTTGTTTTGATTATCCTATTTCGTAATAACTCATTGGGCATATGATTGTCACATCCAAAACCATGCGCCAGCGAGATCGCAATGATCATTATCCTACACCTTCTGAGCTTGTACGTGCTGCGCATACAGATCTGCTGCCAGCCGATTACATGCCAGAGGTGATCTTAGATCATAGCGCCGGTACTGGCGTGTGGGGTGCTGTAGCTCGTGAACGATGGCCGCATGCGTATATTATCGGTGTCGAGCTACAGCCGTCATCTAAGCCAGCTGCATATGATGCGTGGTACGGCGGCATGAGCTTTCAACATTATGCTGCGTATGCCTTGCGGCACAAATTCCGGCAGCCCGATTTTATACCGGGGAACCCGCCATACAAGTACACAGAAGCGTTTGTACGGCTCTCGCTGGCAATGTTAGCGCCTGGTGGGTATTTGTTGCAACTGCTGCGTACAGCGTTCCTAGAAGGCCAAGAGCGCGGCGATCATTTCTGGCAAAAGCATACACCGATTGCGGTAGACACATGCTCACGTCGGCCTAGTTTTACAGGGAATGGTAAGACCGATGCCACGAGTTACAGTACATTCCTCTGGCAGAAAGGTGTGTATCCATCTCGTTATAGCGGCGGCTGGCTACGATGGCAGTATGGTGCAAAGATTGCTGAAGATGCACCGTTCAGGCCAATACCGTTACTAGCCGATCCTGATGCTGTGCCGCATATGGTGTTACAACAGGATCGATTACCATTGGAGGTAACATACTGATGTTTATTGTGAGTTACACCGCGTATTGTCCGAACATACCCGAACTGCACAATCAGCGCCGTGAGCTAATAATTCTGAATGGCAGTACAGCGCGGGAATGATATATATACAGATGTGTATTTTGATTAGCACACGAGAGGAACAATCATGCGTGGATGTGGTTTGATAACACTGATAATCATCATTCTCATGGTAATCGTGCCTGAATTGGGGACAGCATTCCTAGAATTCATTACGTATTTTTTTGCAGGCAATCCAATGATGGTGTTAGGCGCTGTTATAATTTCTATCATTACGGGTTACATCTGCTATGTTGTCGGATGGAATGGAGCTGTTGATTTTCGTGCTGATGGGGATATTTCAAAAATCGAATCGGTGCGACAGGATCACAGAAAGTAGATAATGCGACACATTATACCAATTTCGGGGAAAGACTCGGCATGGACGGCAGTTATTCAGAAGCAACGCCAACCAGAACTACCCTATGAGTATATCTTTAATTCAACTGGTACCGAAACACCAGAAGTATTTGACTGGCTCAGTACTGTAGAGCAGCGTCTTCATATATCAATTACTCGTATCGGCGCTGATTTGACGGAAATCATTTACGATCAGGGCATGCTTCCATCGATAAAGGCACGCTATTGCACAAGGATGGCGAAAATATATCCGATGGAAGATTGGCTAGGCGACGATCCAGCGTTGCTCTATCTTGGCATTCGTGCTGATGAAAATCGTGTTGGATATACGCAACGTGGTAGGCGCAACAATATTACACCAGTGTACCCACTGCGGGAGGCGCAACAGACACTTGCCCATGTTTGGCAGGGTGTACACGATTACGGCATTGCCCCCCCCCAATTTCATTGGATTTGGCTTTACAATGAGGTTTGTTCGTTACTTGGTGAACAAGCGCATCTTGTGCAGGAGTTGCCTTCACCACTATATCAGCAGCTTTTTGCATGGCGTTCACGCGCAAATTGCTATTACTGCTTTTACCAGCGCACCTATGAGTGGGTGGGTTTATTAGAACATCATCCCGATTTATTTTGGCGCTCGGTTGAAATGGAAGAGCAGATCGGTGCTCAAGACTACACATGGCGTCAAGGCGAAAGCTTGCGAGAACTGGCAGCAAGAGCATCAGAGGTAAAACAAAAGCGGGCTAAAAAGGTGGCCGATTTTATTGTACAGCGCACGCAGCAACACTTATTCGAGGAAGACAAGCCGGATATGTTACATGTGGTAAGCTGTGGGTTATTGTGTGGAAAATGAGGAATGAATCATGAGCCTTTCACGATCACAACGAGAATATCTTGATTGGGCATTGCAGGCAGAGATACAAGATAAGCCAAAGTTCCAGGAAGGTCTAGAGCGCTATTTGGCTGACAATGAATACGATTATTGCTATTTCTCATTCTACCGTCCGTTAAACTGGATTGGGAATGTTGGCATTGTTGTGCAATCGACTAATCCAGGAAGAGACTACTTGTATACACGAGAACCGCTTGATAGTATCCGCATACACACATGGCAATTGGTACCAGCTAACAAGGCGGCGAAGGAGAGGCTGCGAGAGGCATTGTAATCTTGGTAAGATTTACGTATTAGCAACCCCTCACGAGTATCAAAAATAATACTCGTGAGGGCTTGACAAGTTCTTACCGCCATGGTAAGATGTGTACAGGTTCGTAAACTTCAAAGAAAGGCATCACACCAATGAACATCAACACACGCATTTGCACTCGCTGCGATGGAACGGGAAAGCACTCATTTAATTTGAGGGACGGTGACGTGTGTTATGGATGTGGTGGAGCTGGAAAGCAGATTGTTACTCCTAAAGGCCAGCCAAAAATAACGCCCACGGCGACGCTTGCCACCTGTAACGTTGGTGATATTATCGAGATGAATAAGGTTCTGGCGCGTGTTACGAGCATCAAGTGGATCGAGCTTAAAGATCATGGATATAATCAAGTCGTGCGCTATACGCGCTTTGTGGATGATAAGCCTATGAAATCATGGCGCACGGTATATAAGGATTTTTATGCTATCATTCCCTCGGCGGATATGATCGGTAAGGAGCTGTAATACACAATGAACCAGGAAGTTAAGCGTAAATGGGTTGGGATGCTGCGATCTGGCGATTTTGTTCAAGGCATGGGAACATTGCGCCAAAAGACAGACAATGGGTATATGCACTGCTGCCTTGGAGTGTTGTGTGAATTATATAGTCAAGAGGTGGGCAATATATTGTTTAAGGAAGATGGCGAGTTTGGTGGTTCTTGGAATGATCTTCCCTATGACGTAGCTGTATGGGCTGGAATACCCATACAAACGACACTAAAATATGGCACCAGCTCTAATAATTCGCTTATCCACTTAAATGACGTGATTTACTTGTCATTTCAGGAAATTGCTACATTAATTGAGGAGCAACTGTAAAATGAGTGATGTATTACAAGCAGTACTCCTCGTGTCGGGAATTGTCGAAGATTTTACCAGTATTAACGATGTTACGGAAGATCAACTAGATGCCGTTGCCGATCTTGTGGCGATGGCTCGAAACATGGAGTACATTCAAGCTGGTATTGAAGCCGTTGATAGCATACTGGATGACGATGAATTGGAGTAAAGATGATTTTATCACATGGCTTGAAACAATGCAGCTATGTGATGTTATTTCTATCAAAAATACACCGGATTTCAACCCGTTGTCGATCTGGCGCTTACGTTGCGATGAGTATGTTACTGTCTACGCGACACGCTATTACAACGATGATAGCTCCAATTGGTCTCCCTTGCCACTTTGGGCAAGGTCGTTCTTGCGTGGTATTTGGCGGTTACGGCATGTGACCGTAGCGCAATGTATGGAGGTAGTACGAGAAACATAAATGTATAAAGCTATTGTGTGCCGTATTACAACGCGGCCTCATCCTAATGCAGATCGATTGAAAATTGCCAGTGCTTACGGCCATCAAGTTGTTGTAGGATTGACAGCAGAGGATGGTGATCTCGGATTGTTCTTTCCGACAGACGGACAGCTATCGGAGGCATTTGCAGCAGCAAACGATCTTGTACGTCGTGTCGATGCGCAAGGCAATAAGGCCGGTGGCATGTTCGAGCAGAACCGGCGTGTACGAGCGCAGTCATTGCGCGGCGTCAAATCTGATGGCTTTTGGTGTCCGTTGTCGTATCTTGCGGCTGCCGAAATTGATACAAGCGCCATCGAAACGCTACGAGAAGGTGACACGCTCGATAGTCTTGGGGGTGTTGCTATTTGTAATAAATATATGACACCGGCGACACTGCAAGCACAGCACCAGCGCGTACAGAAGCGTGTGATTAGCTCCTTTCCTGAGCATGTCGAAACAGAGCCGTACAAGTATGCGCGGCATGCAATCCAGCCTGGTAGCGTAGTGTATGTTTCCGAGAAGTTGCACGGCACATCGCAGCGTTATGGGTTAGTAGAAGTGGAGCGCCCGCTAAAGTGGTACGAGCGCTGGCTACAGCGGCTCGGTGTCCCTGTCGAGGCTAAAACATATCAGTATGTGATTGGGACGCGACGCACGATCTTAGAAGACGGCAAGGCCGGATATTATGGCAGTGAGCAATTTCGTCGCGATGTCGTTAGCGGGATAACACTCAAGCCAGGTGAGATTCTGTATTTTGAGGTCGTCGGCTATACGACAGATGAGAAGTTCATCATGGGTGAGCAGGGCGACACCAAAAAAGCAGGACTAGAGCAGTATGGGCCGGTCATGCGCTACACCTATGGTTGTGAGCCTGGAACGTGTCGTATGTATGTCTATCGCATCACACAACACGGTACTGAATTGTCTCATTTTCAGATGCACCAGCGCTGTCAAGAACTTGGATTACAGACCGTGCCGCACATTGACATGTTGTGTGTGTATGACACAGAAACGATGAGTATTGTCGATACGATTATCGATTCGCATATCAGTGGCTCAAGCGAACTTGATAGCCGTCATATTCGAGAAGGTGTTTGTTTGCGTGTCGAAAGTACTCAGGGCACACAATTCATCAAAGCAAAAAGTTGGGAATTTGGAGTCCTAGAGGGTTACATTAAGGATAAAGCGGATTATGTAGACACCGAGGAAGTAGCGTAGTCAACGACTGTCGCCTAAAGACGAAAGCTTGCCCTCATTGTCCGCAACGGACGACAGGGCTTCAGGGCCGGTTGACAGCGGCCCACCGCCCCGTAGGACGGTATAGCGATGACGGATGTTGATTGCAGCATTCACATCCGCGTGGGCTTCGTGCCCACAGTGAGGACAGGAGAAAGCGTGACGCTTTCGGATACCACGCAACCCACACCGCGAGCAATCCTGGCTGGTGTAGGCTGGATTGACATCATCCACCAGCAGCCCGCGCCGCTCGGCAGTGTTCGTGACACTTTGACGCATCAAGCGGCGCTGCCACTGGCTGAGTCGTCGGCGGGTACCCTTGCGCACCCGCAGCTTTTTAGAGGTCTGCGGCAGTGTCAGACGCTCGAACACCAACACCGAGTCGGTGTGCGCCCAGGCAACCAGCTTGGCAGCGGTTTGTTGACAGAAGGTGCGCGTGCGGTTGCGCTGTTTGCGACCAAGCCGTTTCAACACGCGCCGGATCGACCGGGTATCGTGTTTCTGTGCCTTGTGGGTCGCAAGCTGTGCTTGAAGACGGCGGCGGGTTTTGCGGGTGCGGGTGTTCCGCACCTTAAACGCCCGCCCGCTCACGAACAGGGTGGTGCCATCAGGATCGACGGCAACCAGGGCGTTCGTTTCGTTCAGGTCAATCCCAACCGGATGAATGCCCTTCGGATCAGGGACGCGCAGCGTGACAACCACGCGACCAAGCAGGCGTCCGTCGCGTTCGATCACGGTCATACTGTCGATCTCGACGGCGTCGGCAAGCGTCTGCTTGAAGGCATCCGGCACGCTGTAGGCAATGCGCTTGCGCCCTGCGACCGTCCAGATCGAGAGCGTGCCATCATCACACAAGCGCGCATCGCGCCCGCGCTCGCCAACCAGAAACAGCGCCGTAGGCCGCTTGAACGCAAACGGGCGTTGCGCGGGCTTCTTGTTCGCTTTGGCACTAGCGTACGCTCCGGCAACCAGCCGGATGGCCGTACAGGTCAGCTGACTGCTGATCGTGCCTTTGATCTGTGCGTACACCGCACGATGCAACGCCAGCGCGGACAGCGGGCTGCCGTCGTTGTAGCACGCCTGAGAGATGCGCTGCTGAATGCCCTGGAACCCTGCAAGCGTTGCCCGCAGGTCAGGGTCATCAGCAATGCATATCGTTATCGTGCGTTGTACGTTCATATGTTCTATTGTACCACAGAGATAGCCACTAAGCAAGTCGCGGCGGTCAACGTCGTGGCATTGACCGCATTCCCCTGCGGAGGTTTTTATGGATTGTATTGTGACTCGGGACGGTATTGTGTTTGAATCAGGATACGCGCTTGTCAAGGAGATTGATGGACAATCGCGGCGCGTATCCTATGACGTGTTTATGCGTATGTCACAGCTGGCATACGCGAATACACGCAAGAAGGAGCCATATCAAGAGCTTGAATCGAGACTACGCGGCGGTTGGGTGATTACAAAGATGCGCTTTGAGCCACGATTGAAAATTGAATATACTGATGTCGATTATCAAGAGTCTCTGTTTGTCTCGTGGCTCAAGCGGTTTGAGCATACAGCGGTGCTTGGTTTTTTTGGACATCACAATAACAACCCGATTAGCATTTGGCGTGCATCGGCCTTTGGTGAACAAGTGTCGCTCGCATCATGGCACGTCGCTACATGGATGGTTGGAACGTGGCATATGATGGTAGCACACATGCCGGAATGGGTTGAACAATTGTATAACGAGTTGAAGATACTCAAGCTCATCACGGTCGGTGACTGCTTGCGCGTACTCACGCGGTCGGTGTGAATGCAACTTGACACGACAAAGCCCCTCGTTAGGACAATCTAACGAGGGGCTTTGCTGTGCGATGTGCGTTACTTTCTTAGCAACTTGCTGTGAATAAATCCGGCATCGTATTGCACAGTTTTACCTTGCAGATCGGTAACATGGGCCATGTGCATCCACTGATCAGAGCCAAGGACATGTTCGCCTGTTACTACAGCGTCGATATAGACCATGTGGCCGCGCTCTAGTTGGCCTGCAATGGCTACCGTCTCCCCTGCTTTATCCGAGTCGGTAGGCCATACCGTATATGGTGCCTGTCGAATATTTGCCTTCTGAGGCACCACATAATAGGCGTCAATTGTGTTGCCATCGACAATGCCGCTTGTCGTTAGGTTCAGCGTGTGGCGCACATCCTGTACAAACTGATCGATTGGAAAGCTAACAGGATCGGTTTTACGGCCTGGTGAGATGTCGTAATGCGCGACAACGGTATCGCGTGTTGGCTCGATTGTCCATACCTTACAGCGCTGTACAACACGCTGCAAGGTACTTTCGTATTGCGCCTCTGGATACGGGTCTTTGCCGTTATTCAGGTTGACGATCTCGACGCCAATAGAGAACCGATTGATATTACTACGACCGCGCCAGAAGCTTGCGCCCGCATGCCATGCCTCTCGTGCATCATCGACTAATACGTAGACCGTGCCATTTTTGGCAATAAGATCGTGGCTCGATACACGGCGACTTGGATTGTCGCGCTGAGGATTGCGAAGCCAGTTCAGCGCCGATGTTAGTCCAGACGCCGTAGCATGGAGTACGATCATGTCTGGTTTTACACCGGCAGGGCGGGCTGCATGGTTCGGGCTTTCAGCATGCACAATATCCAAAAACGTGTCACCCCTCTTTCACAGGAGGATTAAAGTAATCGTCAAGGCCAAGGGATTTGAACCAGGTTGCGTAATTAGCCTGAGCCGCCGTAAAAACAATTGCGGCAGCCGTCAATGCGCTCATCGGTGCTTCTGTTAGCTTACCATCGGCATACGCGCTCAAAAGGCCCAACACGAGCGAGACAAAGACAGTGAGTGCAACCTTAGCCGATGGCGTCCAGCTGGCTTTCTTTAAAAACGACACAATGAAGGGCAGGGCGTAACTTGCAAGCATAGTCAACAGCAAACCGGCGTCACTCGGAAGAAATGTATAGGCAATGTCCATGAATGTTCTCCTTTTCTATTCTGATGTTGATTGTCGTAAAACCGCAATTTCGGCACGCAATCGATCAACTTCTTGTGATAAACGAGCCACTTCTAGGCGAGCTGCATGCAGCTCATCACGTAACTGATCGCGCTCCTTTCCGATGTCTCGATACTGTGACACGTCGCGTTGTAACATGGCAATTTGAGCCTGTGCATGGCTCAGTTGCGCGGTAAGATCGGCATTTTTAATAACAAGCGTGTCGTTTTCAAGGCCGATCTTATGCACAACATCCTCTAGGCGCTCGATGCGTCCCCACAATTTTGTACGCTCATCGATCTTGTCCGTGACACTTACTTCTGATGTTTTGCCACCAATTTCAACCCGCTTGGCACGCAGCGTATACAAATTCGCAACAATGACGCCTGTCAGTGTGAGGATGGCAGTGATAATGCTAACAATGGATGCCTCATTCATAGAATTTAATACGAGCATATTGCCAATAGGCAAGAAGAGCATACAGCATTGATGTGAACGGGCCGGTAGCAATAGGATTACTGCGCATAAACATAATTGCCATGAACAGCCATAAGACAAACATGCTCAATGCGGATATGCTGCGCCAATAGGTAGATCGGCCTACAAGAATGCTTTTAAGGCCAATAGTAAGAAAAAGAATACCCCATGCCACTTCAGGCATCGTTTCGGCCATTGCCGTGAACGATTGTGACGTTTCAAATGTATTAGCGGGGAGAATAAATACGATGCCCCAAATGATACTGAGTAAGCCAATGAACAGCTCGGATGGTCGAGGATCGGCATGGTGTAACAAATGATGCATAAGTGTGATATTTGTCACGCGAAAGCGTTGTAGTTTATCCAATGTACGTTCAAGTGTGTTCATTTGCTTGCTTGTGTATAATGATTGCGACATTGATGGCATTCCAATAGCGTAAATATTTCCGTAAAATATGCGCGGGTATCCGTATTAAGTGCTTCAATGCTGTAGGCTAAATCCCCTTGCTCACGGCGCACTAATTCTCGCTCAAGTGTTGCTAATCGTTCGTACAGATATTCACTAATAAATTGTAATTTACGTTGTGCATTCATATACTCATCCATGGTCATGTAATATCATACACGAATTCCATATAATCAGCATAGAGATCGCGCTGGCCTGTACCAACCGTTTTTTGCACCTTCATGCCAAGATAACTATTGCGGGCATTTCCCGGAATACCACTTGTTTGTGTATGCACCAGAGTACCATCAATATAAAATTGAATAGATGTCCAAGTTGCATTTGCTACAATACGGAATGTGCGAAAATTCGCATTGACTGCAACAGATGTAACTGTGTTGACAACGGTACCATTATCCGCTACGGAGCATACCCAAAAATCTCCATGACTCGCTCGATTGTAGATGAAATACAATCCATCGGTTGCATCAGTGTTTGAAAGATGTACAACATCATAGAGGCCAAACGCAGCAAAATACTCTTCTGCCGATGTGGATAATGCTGATACCGCACAGCGCCATGTCATGTCGAGCGCACCAAAAGCTAGCGGAATATTATCTACACCAGGACTATTGGCACGAAGCGCAGCGCCTGAGCGCGTAACAGGCGCTGCGGTACCTGTTCGCACGCCCATCGCCCCGATAACTTTGTTTGTGGCATTGTAGTCTGTAAACACAGCTGTTGAGCCAGTAGCGCCAGTACCAGAAAGAAGAATATTCCAGCCAAGATCACCAGAGTTAACACCTGCCATGAAGTGATCAAACACATAAATACGGGAAGCGGATGGCCCGCGAAAAGGCAATCGATCAACGCCCAGAACACCTGTGGTAATGGCATCGGCATTATGTGTATGCCCGATCTGCGAGTAAATCGAGAGATCGGGCTTATTCGTTAGGTCGTTGTAGTTCGTGGTACCAGCAGGGCCTTGCGGGCCTTGCAATCCCTGCGGCCCCTGTGAACCAGCAGGGCCTACATCACCCGTATCACCTTTAAGACCCTGAACTCCCTGTAGACCTTGTGGGCCGGTATCACCTTGTGGGCCTGTTGAGCCAGCAGGGCCTTGCGGGCCTGGATCGCCGGTATCCCCCTTGACTCCTTGAGGCCCTGGTATACCTTGAGGGCCAATATCGCCCTGTATACCTTGTGGCCCAATATCGCCCGTGTCACCCTTTAATCCTTGAGGGCCGATTGCACCCGATGCGCCCGTGTCACCCTTCAACCCCTGTGGGCCTGGTATGCCTTGTGGCCCTTGAGCGCCTGTATCGCCCGTGTCACCTTTAAGACCCTGAATACCTTGTGCTCCAACAGGCCCTTGTGGGCCAATATCACCAGTATCACCTTTAAGACCTTGCGCGCCTTGAGGCCCTGTTAGTCCTACATTGCCTTGGATACCCTGTACCCCTTGGGGGCCAACATTACCAGTATCCCCCTTATCCCCTTTAGGGCCTGGTACACCTTGCGGGCCTTGCGGCCCAACAGGGCCAGTACCACCGCCTGATCCAGTGTTCAGTGTGATGGCAGCAGAGACAACGGTAATGCTCCCCTGTTCTTCATCTGTAATAATAATTGGATCGCTCATGGGGTAGTACCTAATCGAAAATACACATCGCCATACAACAGGGGAAAACTTGGCTCGCTATCATCGGCCATTTCTAAACGCAATTCGTGATAGCCAAATGTATGCCGGACGGGTACTGTAATACTTCCAGGAATAACAAGGCTGATAACACCCGTTGCATCACCATCCACTGATTCTTGCTGCAATTGCAAGTTGGGCGCTATCACCTGAAACAATATGTCACCACGCGGATGGAGACGACAGATAAAAATGCCGCGCATCCCTGCCAGTGGCACGCGCTGATTATTTTTGTCCTTCCAGACAAATGTACGCGCCCATGTGTATCCTGTATGAATAGATATGTCGAGACGCGCCATAATTAATCAGTATTAACGAAAAGTGTGTCGAGGCTTACAAATGTGGTACCGCCACTGATTAAATCAACATTTCCGGTTGTGTGAACATCAACACGCGCAACGCCTGTATTGCTAATGGTTGATAATAATGCGCGTTTTAGAGGTCGATACCCTGTTGGCAATGTAAATATCGTTGTGTTTACAGACCCGCCACCGACAAGGCCACGTAATTGCACATGGCCATTAGCAGTTTTTCGGTATTGCACATCATAAAAGCCGCTTCCGTAATTAGTCCAGCTGTTGAGAAGTGTTGGATTAATCCATGCTTCATCCTGTAGTCCAGCTGTCTTAAATATTGCAACGGTGCCATCAAGGAACTGCGCATGTGTCATCGTTCGAGCAGTGGCACCTGTACTTGGATGTATAATCAATCGCACATTGATCGAATTGTTGTCAAACAATAATCCGCCACAATCATTAGCACCAATAGCGCCAATATCCCATACATTCGTGGTGTAATTCCATGTTGCGTTGTAGCCGACAAACACACGAGCAAATGATGTGCCAGATGTAATAAGATGCTGTAGTCGAGCAGCATTTAGAAGTAGTGCTGTATTAGCAGAATCATGTGCAAACGCGGCTGAACTAACGAGTGCTTTGTCAGCGTTGAGCGATACAATACCTGTAGCCTGAGAGGGAAGTACCGGCGTTCGTGTTGTACGATCTATAGCTATTGTATCACGCCGTTTGTACTCGTCAAATTCATTTCGGAGCTGAACAAATTTTTCCGTCAGTGTACGCAGTACATTGTCAAGAGCCATTAGTAGATCTCACCATCTATCGTTTCTTCACCATTCTCACTGATTCGCACCGTAATGGATTGTACTTTAGGTGTAATGGTAAAGCCTTTATATCGTGCTTTCACTTTATCGCCTAGCTTATAATGCACACCGTATATGGAGGATGGTACTTGCCGAGGCTTGAATTGTAACGTCGTGGATGTCTTGGTAGTATCAAGCGCAGATTTGGCTTTGTTTTGTAAAGATGTTTGCGTATTCCTGTCGCCCGCATCCACATATAGTTCAATGTCAATGCCAGGAAATTCGCTTGATGTCTCAACGCGACTAATACGATCTGAACCAACGCCTTCGCCAACCGCAACCGCAACCGTTGCAAGCGTTGAGCGATCAACCGTCAACACGGGATTAATGATATTATCGCGTTCCAATGAAAATAATACTGTGCTGGTACGATCAGTTCCTAGTTGTCCAGGATAATACCGAAATTGCCATTGTCCAGGCGTAGTAGAAACAATGTTGAAATCAGCACCAGCAAGTACAGCTACTTCTTGGACGGCGCTCAATACATTCTTGTATGCACATTCGTAATCAATGGTGTTGCCACGCGCTAAATCAGTTTCAACACTGAATGTACTGATAGCACCGTTGCGTAGTCGCCCATTACCCGTCGTGGCTGAAGCGCCCGCGTTAAAATTGACAATGCGCTTCATCACCGTTTCGCCTTTTACCACATCAAACGCAGACAGATTAGCAATGTATTTTGGATACAATACGGTTCGATGTGTAAGAAGGTGTAAAATACCAGGGCATGTTATCTTAGCTACATCATACGGTTTAGCGCGGTATTCAATGTTTTGAAAGAGTGCATAGAATTCGGTATACCAATCGAGGCCGTGGGCGCGATTACGCCTACGAACCTCGATATAGTCACCATATTGCAAGCCAGACAATAGGGAATGTGTGCCAAGAACGTTAAATTCAAGTAGGCCCGGCTCATTGACCGTCATGCTGTATTGCATGCTCAGATAATTGTCAATGAGGCCCTTCTTGGCACCGGCACTATTGCGGAGGATTAGAACATACTCGGAGTATGACAGAAGGCATCACAATCCTATCGGATGATGGGCAAATACATATAATATGGGACTTCGGGATCGGGCGTGTTTGTAAGCTTGGGCACTGGCGCACTACTTGTTGGGCGCGCTGGTGGTGTTTCCCGTGTGACAGGGGTACTGGCAATTGGTGTGCTGATGGGCGAATTACATGGCAATTCGCAAGGGGGGGGTTGTTCCTGAACAGATTGATGCGTAGTCCCCAATACCAGCACTACCATGATCGCGACTAGAACTTTCATGTAACTCCTTTATGGATACCTTTGGCACAATTCCATAACAAAATATACTTCATTCCTATAACGTTGTCAAGACATCTCATGCCATCACCCCAAGCGCCAGCCATTCGATGTATACAGGCTCGCTACTCGTTATCGTACCCCCAACACCATCGCCTTGGTACTTGATTTGTGCTGTGAAACCCGACGCCGACACCGAGAAGAGGCTTAAAGATAGATCGAATGTTGGCAAGTCAGGCGCGAACAACGTAATAATCACAAGCGGCTTAGAAGTAAAAGCAGATGGGAAAGTAACGGATGGATAGGCGCTAGGATTTAATGAGCCTGTATAGGAGAGAATACCAAACTGTGGGCGCAAGCCAGTAAACGTGTAATTTGTAGACCCTGCTACCGTAAAATCTGATGCATTTCCGCCTTGGCGCTGCCCAATGCGCCATAGTTGACTTGCCTGCAATCCATCGAGTGTATCAGCATCTAGCCCGCTACCAGCACCGTCATTACCTGCGTGCCAGACCGTGTTGCCGCCAGATTTAAGGTGAGTACCGCCGGTGGGAAAATCGACTTCTGTAATTGCGGTGCCATTACGCACAACATCCATCGCCGTTGCACCTGCTGCATTGGCGTCGGTGCGTGTTGCAATCGAGAAATCGCCACTATTTACGGAGAACACCCATCGTTTTTCATTCGATGCAGCATCCGCATCGATGAGATGGATGTCTGGCAGATCAGAATTGATAACCAATTCATCGCCTTGGGTTGCCACTGAGTTAGTACGATCAATGGTGAGCGAGCCAGTCATTACATCGCCAGTACGCCTGACATGATTCGTGCTGAACGTGGCATACGTGCGGGCATCAGTAAGTGTAATCACGCCGCCCGTGGCAATCGTGAGTGTTGCAATGGTAAGATCATACGTGGTGCCGGGCGTACTCACCGCAGCAGGAATAGCACTGACACCATTCGAGGATGAAAGTAAAGTAAGCCGTGCTTGCTGTGTGCTCCAATTCACACGCACCACAATACGATGGCCGGTCGTGCCAATAGTCGGCTGTGGTACCGCGATAACCTCGTTTGCATCACTATGGAACCAAAAGCCATAGACAATCGCTGCACCGCTCAGGATGGTGACATTCAAGCCTGATGCCGAAGGTGTTAGCTTGTTCAAAGTATTCGGCAAGACACCAGAGAAGTTATTTTCTGGTGATAGAATCGTGCGAAAGAATTCAACGGTTTGGGCTTGTGTATAAGCACTTCCATCACCAGTACCGTTGCTTGTCCAAAACATACTACGTTGTGCCAAAAAGATCACGCTCCATCATAAACTAATATAGTGTTCTGTGTATTGAATATATACCTGTGTAGCAGTATTCGTATTTGAGCCTGTTACAAGAAGACTATTTACACCATCAGATCGTTCAAGTGTCGATGCAATATGAAACGTAGCTACATCGCTATCATCGGAAAGAAATTGCGTCACAATAGTGCCTGCTTTATTTTTTACTGTGCGATACCCGTATCGCGTATCAACGGTGTACATCTCATCAGCGGGAATAGTATGCCCCTGAAATGATATTTTTTCATTTGTTGTTTCATTGCGTATAATAGCGTTTGTAATAGGCCCATCTATAATGATAATTGGTTGTGCCTTGTATGTGCCGGTATATGTAATGGAAATACGTTCATTGATGGTACTGGCACCAATTCCCCAGGGAATAGCCCATGGTATCGAGAATGATGCAAGCGTTACAGCGATACCAAAAGGTATTGAAATATCTTCTGGTGTATAAAAGAGCGGGTTGTCTGCCTGTAATTGCACACCAACTTTATGTGAATATGGTGCAATCCTGTCACTGGAATTCAGACTTAATCCATCAACATAATGACATTTAATGAGACGTTGTTTATCGCCATACGTAAAACGCAATACTAACGGCTCTGATCGCGGTGCAAAGATGTATGTCAACCATTCGCGTTGATTGAAATAGTCAGTTTGATCCGTGGCATGCAGCAACAATACAAGCTGAATGGAGCGCGGTCGTAACCGAAAGCCAAGATCGGTAGTCCCATCTTGGAATGCACCTTGCTCGCTGAATCGTTCGATTGGTGGCAATCCCCACCCGTCGTTACTAATGTGCGCCACACGAACCTTATCAGAAAGGTCGAATATTTGATTATTGACAATAGCTTCTAGTTTGGTTGTCATTATTACCCGTTCAGCATACCAAGAAGAAGAATGTCATCGCGTAATGTGCGCTCTTCTTGATATGCGTAATTGGCCTGAATGTTATACACGATCTGGTTTGTTGGGGTATTTTGTGCTGTTATTTGCTGCTGAAGGAGTGTATCCAAAATGGCACCCAGGCCATTTTGTGTATTGCCGATAGTTGCCAAGAGTGCCGTTAGCTGGCTTTCCACTTCTGTAATAGCCGTATTCCCCGCTGCAATCTCTTGCTGGTACCGCGCTTGATCGGCAATGAGTTGATCGATTTCTTGCTGTAATGCGTCGCGCTTTGCAGCCCTGTCCTCCTTCTCCTTGTCATTTTCAGGCGGAGGCTCTTTTTTTAATGCAGCAAGTTCTTTTTGCGCTTCAGCCAGATCGCGTTGTGTCTCGGTTAAATCATCCGTATCACTTGTCAATTCTTTGCGTAGCTTGTCGCGCAACTCTTGCAATTGTGCCGTTGAATCGTCGCCTATTGTGTCGGTTTCTGCTTGCGCATCAAAGAAAAAGAGCTTTGCATTGGCATCTTGTTCTTGCCGTAATAATTCGAGTTGCGCGCTGAGATCGCCTACACGCTGCATATCGCCTTCTTGTTGCGCTTCTGCAATCGACTTTTGCAGATCAGCCAAGTCAAGAATGTCTTTCGAGCGCATATTGTAATAATCGGCAGCAAGATCAGCGTCGTACTTTCGCATCTCTTCAGCCTGCTTACGCGCTGTATCAAGCTCCTGTCGCGCACTTGCCGCGATCTGATCAACCGTATTCTTAAGTGCTGTTTGTTCTGCTAGTTCGTCACGAGCAGCCTTTTCATCGGCTTTGGCATCGGCTAAATCAGCATTGCGATCTGCCTGGTATGCGGCGATCTCCTGTTCCATCTTGGCGCGCTGATCGGCTACATCTTGCGTTTGCTTGAGGTATTCTGCCTCACGCTTTGCTCGATAATCGGCTAGTTCTTTCTCATATTTGACTTGCTGATTGGTTAGTTTCTTTTCGAGTGTTGCCTTTTGATTGGCATGTTCTTCTGCTGTCTTGGCCCATTCTTCAGCACGGCTAATTTTATACTCTTCAATCGCTAGTTCTTCTGCTGCTTTATCCGTTATTCGTAGCTTGATAGCCTCAATTTCTTTAAGTGTTTCAGCATCGTATGCCGATTGATCAATTGCCTCAATAGGATTATCTGCTTGAATATCGGCGGTTTTAGCGCGGTTTTCCGATTCAATATCTGCAACACCCGTGCTTGTTTCCTGTGCAAATGCCGCCGCATCAAAGCCATTAAGCTTTTCTTTATATTTATCGCGAATTTTATCAATTCCGGCAGCCGTCTCATCGGCAAATGCTTCCATGTCTACTGTTGCTTTTTCGAGCGCATCTTGATATTTTTCAATATCAACGGTCATGGCTTGCAAGGCTTTTGTGTTTTGACTGTTGCGCGATGCCATGCTTTTGTTGCCACTGAGCGTAGATCGCGCCGAGTCCATCATGATCTCAGTAGCAAGATCGCTAATAGCTTGCAGTTCCTCAAGCATTTCATCGCCGAGTGTGCGAACAGAGTCAATGAGTAATGGGGTCATGGCTTCTAAGCCACCTACAATACCCATCACAAATGGCTCGCCGATTTGTGCAGCAGCTTCACGCGACGGCGATTTAATGCCTAAAAAGTTCTTAGCCGCTTCTAACGCGGAACTAGCAGCACTTACAGCAGCATCGACAATGGCTTGTACACCATTCTGAATGCCCTGTACAATACCATCGGAAATATTCGCACCGAGGCTATTGGCAATTAACGCAATACCGCCAATAGCAAGGTTAATTGCCCCGCCAAGCGCTGTAAGAGCGCCCCCGACTACACCATGAAGCGCTTCCAAGACGCCGCTTGTTGCCTGTTTAATGCCCTCCCATGCAGTATTCCAGTCACCCGTAAGAACTCCCGTAAAGGTTTTAATGAGTCCTTGGATGATGTTTAATGCGCCAGTAATAACCCCTTGAATCACAAGCCAAGCACCACTGAACAGCGCTGTAATTGTATCAGTGTGATTTGCTATGAATGCGGCAACAAAAGAAAGACTCTGAATGCCGCCATTGATAATGGCAAGTGCTACATTGATAACATCACTAATGGTATTCCAGGCGAGCATAAACAAATTTGCGATACTTGCACCATGTTCACTAATAAAGCCCTGTACCACCGACAGCACCGATTGCACAACTGACAAAATGATTGCAAGAACACCACTGACAATTTCCTGTGCAGCCATGAACCAGGTACCAAGATCGTTGCTCATTGTCGGCCCGAACCAGCCAATGGTGTTAGCAATGCCCGAAAACACCGATTGCACAATGCTTAGGATAGAATTGAAGATACCTGCTGCTGCTGGTGCCAAGCCCTGCATGTTGCCAATGAATGCTTGGAATGCAGGTGCAAGATCGGCAATGACCTGCCCTAAGAATCCTATGGTGGTTGAAATGGCATCGCCAATAGCACTTAACATGGCGGTCGTGTTATCACGCACGCCCATAAAATTGGTTGCCCACATCGAGCCGAATACCGCGCCAATGGCTATTAATGCCGCGACGGGCGAAAGAAGTGCAGCCAAAACACCCGACACTAATACACCAAAAGAAGATATAGCACCAATGAGGATTGGTGCTGCCCATAGAGCGCCAAACGCAAGAAGTCCACCACCTAATGCGCCCAATAGACCTTCTATACTTCCCAGAGGCCCTATGATTGTTTCGGCGAAGGTTGCCAACACACCTGAAACTATTTCGGACATACCCAACACAGCTGTTTGAACAGATGCAAATGCTGTTGTCAGTACCGTCATGGCACTTGCAACAACAGGTGCAAATAATGCCCACGCCGCCACAAGCCACGGAATTGCGGTCTCAACTAACCATGTAATCACCCCACCAATGAAGGTGTTAACATTAGTTGCAAATGCTTGCAGGGCTGCTTGAATTTCAGGACTATTAAATGCGGCGACAGCTTGACCTGCAAAAGCAAATAACGATTCACCGGCTGTTCTCGAAAATAACGACAGATTATCTTGTAGTGTAGACATGCGCCCGGTGAATGTTTCACCAAGCTTCTGCATGGCATCGGATGGCGCGGTAATTTGTTCAGTAAATGCTTGCCAGACCTCTTCATTTGATGCCCCTGCTGCTTGCAACTCCTCTAGTTTCTGTCGGGTCTGGGCCGACATAATACCCATCGTTTGGAGTTCAGAAGCAGCCTCCCCGAATGGCTGGCCGCCTGAAATGGCCGAGTATGCGCGACCTACCCAAAACGCGACGCCTTCTATGTCATTACCTGTTGCGGCAGCGGCATTACCAACCATTGACAGATTCTCAGATGTGTTGAGTGCGTCGCCGCCAAATGTCAGGAGTAGTTTTGATGCTTGAGCCACTTCAGGTAATTCAAATGGAGTTGTAGCGGCAAACTCAGCCAGCATTGCGAGATGTTCACGCGCACGATCTGTAGACCCCATAAGCGTCGCAAATGATGCCTCAAGGGTCTCGAATTGTGCATTCCCGCTGATCATTCCGCCTGCAAGATTCGCAAATTGCCCGGCAAGATTCTCAATAATCCCGCCCACAACAAAGCCACCAGCCGTGCTAAGCATGTTGCTTAGAAAGCCGGTGGCATTGCCCATCGCGCCCGCTGCGCTGTTGAACCGGCCTTCTGCACTGGATAGCAGAAGGCCGGTTC